TCAGTCCCTCCTGCCATGCCGAACGATCTGTTCCAACGCCCTGATCCGATCTTCTCGATCGTCTGCGCCTCGCGTAACGGCTTTCAGCTGTTCGGTGAGTTCAATTTGTCTTGTCTCCAACTGGGTAATACGGTCCCACTGCTTGGCATTGGTGGCTCGATTATCTTCAGCGGCCTGCTCAGCTCCGCGACTCCATACCCCATACAAACCCCCACCAAAGAGAACAACGAGAGTACAAGAGCCCATGAATAAAGTTTTGTAATCCACGCTGACTCCCAGAGCAGAACGTGAATCGCTTGCCTCATCTGACATAGCATTGCGCTGCCTCCTACACCTGCACCGCCGAGCCCAATAAGGTAAATTCATGAATCACGAGATCGAATTCAGGCACACCGTCCAAGTACTTCAGCAGCTCACCAAATCCACGTTGGCTCGACACAAGCATCGGGCGATCCCACGTCCCGCTGAACTCTTCCCCAACCAAAACACAGCCTCGGGTATCGTCAATCGTGTTGCCTGCATGAAAGAGCACGTTGGTTCGTCCGGGAACATCGCAGATTTCATAGGTGTTGCCGAACTTCGGTGAGCGAATATTCCGGCAGCGGTACCGCCCAGCCGGAATGCAGGACACGTTCTGCGCATTGTCTTGCCAGGGCCGTTCAAGCGTGAGCACAAACGGCACTTGGCCATGTCGCAAGACCCCAAACGTCCCTCGATTTGATTGGCCAACACGGATAAGGTCCAAGACGATCACAGATGTTCTCCGTTCCGCTCTCCAGGCTTTTGAGACAGATCATCCCACACATGACCGCGAGAGCGATCTTCCGTGGACCGCTCACACCCCCAGCATTTCCACGGCATGGCCAACCGCTCTTTCTCCAACGATCTGTTGCAGTTCGGATATGTGCGCGACCAGTCCTCAATGGCGGTCATCCTACGGCGCTCCCAACTGTCGATAGTGCCCATTCGCGCCTAACACGTAGGCTCCGGTCGGATCGATCTTCAATGGACACGTCGCTTTGCCGGGCGAGGTATCCTCAAAACAGAAGAGGATGGGACGATGGATACCGGTCCCGCCTCGTTCGACCCCAATCCGATAGGCCCCGCCGTCCGTCTCATCGACCATCGCCGAGAGGCTGATGCGCTCCATACTGGGGTGGTCCCACTGATACCGATTCAAGGTGAGTTCGCACAAGGAATGCTCTCGTGGCCGTATGGGACTGGCTGTTGGCCAGCAATCCCAGGCGGAACTCATGTCGGGGAGTTGGCTCTGTAGGCTGAGGCGACCGTCCGGCGATACCCATTCCTTGGCTCGCAGCAAGCCGTTAAACCCCCAGTGGATGACGGAGGTCCAGGCAAAGACAAATCCAAGCATCAACGGAAGTAGGAGCGCGACGACCACGATTTTCCTAGACATTGTGAGTCCTACCTATCCTTCCTTCGGGTTCTTCGCGTCCTTCGGTTTCTTGACGCCAATCCGTTCGAGAATTTTTGGGTCCATGACTTTGGCCGGTGGCGGAGTCGTCTGCGCGACCTGCGCACTCACCGCCTCCATCAAGGCTGCCGCAAACGCCGCGTCATCTTCGATCGGCAGTCCTCGAAAACGCAGGCCCCACGAACTCCCATCCTCCATATAGACTACGGCGTAGCCATTGCCGGACTCGTCAACATGTTGTAGCTCTAGCTCCATGTTCGTCCTTTCTTAGGTGCGCAGCATGTAATTGGCGACCATAAACGGGGGCATATTGGGCGTATACGCATTACTGCCCGCCGACCCGCTTGGGGTCGAGACGTAGCCCACATTGACGCCGTTGGCGAACGTGGACCCGGCACCAATCGGCTTGTCGTAGGGGTGGTTGTGGCCGACCAACTCCGTGAGGCTCTGCGCGTGTTCGGTTTCTCCGCCGCGTGCCCCGATTGAGCGGGCCTCCAGGGTATGCGTGATGGTATGGATGCCGCTCCCCTGCGAGGTGAGATCAATCACGATGCCGTTTTGCGCATTGAGCAACGAACTCGCAAAATAGACGGTCGTGGCCCCGCCGCGTACGAGATAATAGGTCGGTCCGGCGGAGAGGCCTGTAGGCAAGGAGCCCGTGGTGGACAAGACCACCTGCATGCCGGTAATCCACTTGTCTTTGTTGCTCACCACCGTCCACGTATCCCCGCCGGTTGAGACGGCTGAGGCCGCAACTGATTCAGTCAACGTCCCGGTCCCCGCATAGACCACGGTGCGACTGCGCAGGTCGGGAATGAGGAAATTCCGGTAGAGACTGTGCGTGCCGGTGCCCGTCGAGGTGAGATCAATGGCGGCTCCGTTGCGGGTTAGGGACAATTGCCAGGTGTTAGACGTGGCGTTCAGCACATAATACTTGGTCAAGGTGGCGAGTCCGCCAGGCAAGGCCCCACCCGCGTTGCTCAGATGACACACGGTGCCGTTCACCATGCCATGGGCGGCGAGCGTCAGCGCATTCGTCCCGGCATCCGCCGTGAAATCGCCGAGAGGGGTGCCCCGAGCGTTGTACACCGCCAGGGACGGCAATAGCTCCGTAAAGACCCCCTCAAACACCGTACAACTGCGTTCGGTGGTGGAATTGGCAAACAAATACCCATCGGGCGGCGATGTCCCCCAAAAATCCTGTCCACTCCCGACACACTCTGGGGGACCGCTCCGCGCTTCGAGGATCCACAGTCCGGCCCCCAACGAAATGAAGGTCACCATCTCATCGGCCACCGCTCGATAGATCTTCCCGAATGGCAAGAGCAGTTTGGTGACGTCATGAATAAAGTTGAGTCCGTTGATCACCCGAAACGTTAGGCGCGTATCCACATCCCGTGTGGCAATGGCTTCCACATTGACCGTGCCAGTGAGATGGTAGAGCCGAGCAACGCCGACCGGCGTGATCGTCGCGGCCGAGGCGATATCCGACCCTTTTCCGTAGGATTCTCGCGCCGCCGGACTGCCGGACCAAATGTCTCGGAGATCGGTAACTTCGTTGGTATCGATGGTCGTGTCGCCAGCCGTACGGGCAACACGGAACATGGGCAGCGCATACACATACCCATCCAAGGTCCCGAGGGCGGTCTGATGCGCGGACGAACCGCTTCCAGCCCGGAAGAGCCCGCTATCATCGCCCACCGCGACATAGTTGATCGCGGACGCCGAGACCAGCGGCCCTTGCGCAAACACGACCGGATCCGGGACACCTTTCGGATAGGTGGTGAAATTGACGCCGGTCACGGTGCGAATCCGGTATTGCACCTGGACGCGCCGGCGGATTTCGAAGTTGACTTCGTTGATGTCATCGACCGGATTCGTGCCACCAAACAGGAGGTTGCCGTATTTATAGATCGCGGTCGGGCTCGGTTTATTGACCGACGAGGGGGTGCTGGCGATGGACCCCGGAACTTCGGCCAGCCACACTTCGAGAAAGGCCAGATCGTCACGGGATCCTGACCCTGGAGGAGCGGGCATCGTAATCTGACTTTCGGATTCGCTGTTGAGCGTGCTGCCGACTTCCGTAATCGGCAGACCGTCGAGATAGGCATCCGCCTTCCCGAGGCGAAAGCTATTCACGGGAAAAGCTCCGCTAAAGGAGAGTGTGGATTTAGACATCCACCCGGAGGGGCCGAGACGACGCACCAGCCGCCGCAGCTGATCCAGGACCATGCGCTGATACAGGCCGTCTTCTTTCGACGAGGCCGGTGTCGATTTGCCACACACCGACCCCACCATATTGCTCGACTGAATCGATTTCGACGCTGCGGTATCAGCGGAATCGGTACTAAACGCGTTGGTCGTTTTCTCCCACGGCATAGCCAGCCTGCCTCTTGCGCACCTCCCTGCGTGCTTAGGTCCCCTGGAACAAGTCTCTTGATGACGAGCGTGAGGACTCCGCTCCGCGCTGGCCACGCGGCATCAAGATGAGTGGTTTAGGTCACCGTCACCTGCATGATCACCGCCTTCGTTCCCGCTGATCGATGCCGCGTCAACAACGCGAGGACATCCGCTTCCGTCACGGGCAACTCGATACTGGGACGCCCAAACATCTTCCGAGCTGTATCGGCCGGTCCGCCGCTTAAATCGACCGAGGTGAGGTGCCCATCACAGACCTGCGTGTAGGGCGGCATACCGGTCAGATGCTGATCGGTAATCAAGACCAACGGAAAGAACGCAATGATTTGGTCGAGCGTAAACAGATAGGGATCATCCGCCTCCACGGTCATCCATACGCCAAATGCCCCTGGCACATAGGGCGGCAAGGCATCGCAGCGCACCGCTTGATCGGGAAGCGGCCCATTGAATCCCGGCAGCAAATGGGCATCGCAGAGTTGTGGCGGATGGCCTGGCGGTGTCGTCCACTGATCGTAGTGCAGCACATAGGGATAGAGATCGGCCAAGGCGATATTGAGATCGAACGCATGTTGCAGAAGTTGTTCGAGGGCATGAATTTGTGGCCGCTGTCGGACGGTTTCGGCAATGATCTTGGTCGCGTACTGGTGGTCGGTTTCGGCATCAACCCCGCGAGGCACTGCGAAGTGATCGCCCCACTGCGTCAGCCATCGTCCCCCAACCGTCTGAAAGTCCAGTTCGGCGATGGCATACCCACCATCGAGATGCCCGCGATCTATGCCCGTGCCCCATGCGCCCAGTACGGCATTGAGCAACGGCGTGGATGCCCGGCCATAGACCCGGCCAAGATTGGTGCGTATGCGCTCTGCGCTCGTCATGAGACGGTCATGGTCCCTAATCGTATCCGTTGTCCGCTCAGACACGACACATCAGCCGATGGCGTACTGAGCGTCAGGGTTTTGACACCCGTCACGCGAATCAGGGTCGCCAATAATTGTTCCCAATCCAACGACCCGCCAATACTCAGGCCGTCAAACACACCGCTTGCAGCCACCTTCAACGCCGCCGTCACGTCCGCTAAGAGGGCGTTCGGCAGCAGTGTCACGACACAGATCACGTTTTGCGTCACTGAGGTGACCGCTTCGACCGTGATGACGACCCCGGCCGCTTTATAGCCGATCACGGCATTCCCCGCCGTGTCCGTATAGCCATCGATCACTTGCTGGCAGGTCGCAATGAGCGGTGCGGACGCGGAGCCCGCGCCGTTATCAATGTAGAGCGTCGCGGTGCCGACCGGTTTGGAGGGATCCGTCAGATACTCTTCCACCACTTTCGCGACCGCCACGCGTTCCACGATCCCGCCGGCACTGTCCAGCAACCGTACGGTTTTGGCCCCAGCCTCAACGCCCGCGATGGGCGACCGCGCCAAGGAGGCAATGAATTCTTGAAAACGGATTTGTCGGGTATCGTCCGATTCCTCATCGGTCCCGCCCGTCATCGCCGCTGCATTGGTCACCGCTTCAATCCCGAGGATTGCGGTGCGCAAGACCGTGACGGAAGTGGCGGCCACATTACTCGCCGCGCCCGTCACACCAGCCACGACAGACGCGGTGCGGGTCGTTTGACCAGCCACGAGCGTCACATCAGCAATCGTCTGAAACTCGACCCCATCCGCCGTCGCCACCACGGTCCCTTGCGGAATCAGATAGTCCTGTCCGGCCGCCACGCTGCGGCTGAACGTCACCGTCCCGGCTGCCGCCGTCGCCGCCAGCCGGGTGAAATCGAACGCGGTATAGATGGCTTCGGGAATCGCCTTTTCGGTGGATTTATAGAGCCGGTAGTAGAGTTCTTCCAGTTCCATCGCCACGGCTTCGAGCAACGTGCGATTCACCGACCCGATATTGAAATCCGTGATGAACGTTTGCACGGACGCGAGATAGTTCAGCATCGACGTGGTAATCGACTCAAAATGTTTGAGGTCGAATTCCACGCGGACCGGGGTCGGCATAGCACTCCTTAGACGGACACGACCACATTCAAGGGCACATCATCATCCACGCCAATGACTTCGCACTGCGCCGTAATATGCAGCGCATCGATCGCATGCTGCACGGTCACGGAGGGAAGGGATCGAATGCGCGGATCACTCAGCAAGACTTCAATCACTTCTAATCGCACGAGGCTCACGCGAGCGTGATCGAGCGGATGGCCGATATGGGCGTCCAGGTTCGATCCGTAGTGCGGCCGATAGGCCAATTCTCCTTTGCGGGTCAGTAACCGGTGTCGCAACGATTGTTGCAGGTTGGCAATGCCGCTGGTCGTCCGCCAGTCTTGGGTTCCGGTGTTGGCCTCCAAATCTCCCGCGTCGGAGAGCGACAAATCGACCCCTAACAGCACATCATAGATATCGTCAGGATCGGCTTGTTCCGCCCGTTGCAGATCAGCCCCGACCAACCCTGAGGGGAGCAGTAATGTATCGCCCAGCCCCAAGACACGTCCTGGATGAGCGGTACCGGAGATGTCGATGTACGGCCAGTCCAGTTTGTTGAATTCCGCCAGCACGATCCATTGATCGGCATGCCCCATCACGCGTCGAGCAATCTGATGCAAGGTATCGCCGGCTTGAATCGTATAGCGTTGCGTCGCCATTAGATCCTCGGAATCACCAGCGGGAGACTCGCACTCCACGTCGGGGCTTTCACCCGTGGGAAGGTCGAGGCACACCCGCTCAGACGAAACAGATCAAAGATCGCTTGTAAGCTATCGCGCATGCCTTTGACGAAGAGATAGGGAAACGCCAAGAGGGATTGCACGGCGCAGAGCAAATTCCTGAGCGAGGTGCGTAAATTTCTCAGCGCCATGCCAAATCGCGCCGTCATCTTCGTCAAGCTGAGCGCCCAGCCCAACCCTAACATGAGCCCGCGAATCTCCTTCACGTAATTATTCACTGACTTGATGGGCGTCGTGATATAGGAAATGCCTCGGTCCATATATTGGTTCACGGTGGAGAGGAGGCCCTTCCCTGTCGTGCGTGCCCCATCCAACCGTTGGCCAAACGTCTTCGCGCTACTGAGCACCGTGGACGCGGCTGATTGAATCGCCGCCAGGGCGGCTGAGGGACTGGGCAAACTGGTGCCGGTGTCTCGCGCTAAATCGACTTGCACCTGATAGTCGCTGATGGCCTGGATCGCCTCTGGTCCCAGCGGATCGGCCTGCGCGGCTTGCACGATGGTGTTCGTCTGTTGCTCCGCCACGGGATCGGTCGTCGCCGCTTGTTGGGCCTCGGTCGCCGCCGCGTCCGTGTCCGCGACTGCCGCCGTCAGGGCTTTACTGATCCCCTGCACACGTCCTTCCCCGCCATGCAGTCCATCCCCAATCGGATCGTCGACGCCGGGTTGTTTGACGCGCAAATCTTGCAGACCCGTGAAGCGTAACTCGTAATTGATCCAGAGCGCCTGATCTTTTGAACGTCGTTTCGTCGGCACACCGTCCGGCTCGACAATCCAATAATCATCGTCGTGATGATCGCGGAAATAGAGCCTGAGGAGCGGTTGCGGCGTCCCGGTTCGTGCGGCGAGAATCGTCCGTTCTTGATTTTCATCGAAATAGGTCTGCAGCAGATCGTGGAGCGCATGATAGGCCAAGTACCCATCCATCAGCCTGTCCGGACTGTCCAGCCCTCTCGATCCAATCTCGCCTTCATCCCACGGACGCGCCCGCCATCCAGTGACGCCCCGGAGCGTCCATTTCGGCAAATCGAGCCCAAAGCTATCCACCCAGTGGCCGTGTGGTGTGCGCGTGACGTGATTCCGCGCCGGCTGGTCCTTGGCCAGATCTTGGGGATTCACGAAGAAGGTCAACCCTCCTGAGAATCGGACCCCTTGTCCGTTTCGCAGCACGGTGTAGGGCTGTTTTGTCTTCCCATTCACCTCAAAGAGAAACAGGCTGAAGATCCGTGTCACCGTCGCCAATTCGGTAAAGTGCGTTTGGTTTTGGATCATGTCGCTTTTGCCTGTTGGGTATAATGGAGATCGGGCATCAATGGGGCGGGCACCGCTGGGGCCGCCGTAGGGACCGACGAATTACTGGGACCAGACGTGACGCCGGCATGCGCGTGGCTGGTGGCCCAGGTCACATGCGTGGTCAGATCCAACTGGACCTTCTCCAGCCCGGCTTTCAAGGCCACGAAATCTTCGCCGGTCGTTCCGGCGAGATGCAGCAGCTTCCCTGAGGCGCACGACAGGGTGATTTCCCCGTCCGGCGCAATCGTGAGCTTCGCGCCGCTCGAATGTTCCACGTGGAGCGTAATCGAGGGATCGGTGGGGATGGGATGCGGGACCACCCGGCTCTTCGATCCTTGCCGTTCTCGCCGCGTGCGCGTCCCGAGTGCCGTGCCAGATCCCAAGCGGAGATAGGTGCCGGACGGGTGCGCATACTCAACGGTCCCGTCGACTTTCACCCGAAACCAGCTCCCGTCTTCATATTGCGTCAAATGGGTGTCCGCCGCTTCGGTGGTGATATTCGACAGGTTTTCATAGATAGACCCCAGCCACACAGCAAGATCCGAGGTGCCTCCTGGAAACACCACCACGCCCCAATCCCCCACCCGAGGCAAGGACACCTCGCCGACCAACTGACTCGCTCGATGCTCCAACACATGTGCTTTACAGCCTGTTTCCGCATCACTGCTGAGCAGGGCGTTGAGGTCTGGCAAGAGAATCTTCACGGTATGGTCCTGCGCGGACAGTCCCACGACTTGCGCCAGATACACGCCGTTCAAGCTCGGCACCGCCGATAATGGAATCTGTTCTCCGAATTGTGCTTGCGCCCACATCAGTGCTGCACCCTCTTTGCGGTATCGATCAGCTGCTCGAAGGTCTGTGTGACCGTCGTGAGGGGTACGATTTCCAAATCGCCCGCAATCGTCGGATCAAACAGCTGCTGTTCGACGGGTGTACGTCCGGCGGTACTCTGGATGCCATCGAAACGCGCATAGTCCGTCTCCGACAGTCCGCGTGTCAGCGCAACCGTGGTGGTTGCCCCTTCGCCGTAGATGAATCGATGAAATACCCCTTCAATATAGAATTCCATGGGCTCCTCATGCCAGGACGACCGATCGACCAACCGTTCCCCGATATGCAGATGCGGCGACAACCGCAGCGTTTTCGTCCCGCTCAAGAATCGATCGTTCAACACGTTCCAGCTCGCCAATTTCCAGCCAAGGCTCGTATAGAAATCAAACATCGTTTCGGTTGTGTCCTGGCCGCCGAGCGGTTGCATGAGGGTACATTGCGGAGTCAGGGGCCGATAGCCGTAGCGATGAAACCGCGCCCGATCCAAGACCGGCGGCAGACTCAAGGCCATCATCCGTTCGTTGAGCACTGGATAGGAGGGCATCGGCAAGTACATGTTGTAGGTTTCGTGATCGGATTTCGACAGTTCTTGGAGCAGCGGTTCGCCCTGGATCTCTTCGTCATGGCCGATTTCATGGCGGATCAACTGTCTCCAGTCCTGGCTCCCCGCACTCGCCGTCACCTGGATCACGGTGGAGATCGAAGACCCATCCTGTGTCACAAGCCCGTTCGCCTTTTGCTGAGCAAGAGATCCCGGTTGTGCTAAATAGGGAAAGGGCGTTCGGCGCAGGACTACGGTCGGAGCCGACCGGTCCAGGCCCAGCGTAAATCGTGCCGCCTTTGTTTCTCGTTCGCCCACCACGGCCTTCACCGTGATCCTCGTCGTGTTCGTCTTGTCAATGATAGGACGTGCCGCCACATTCGTGGTCGCGGTACGCCGCGTATCGATGAACAGTTCGTGAAATGGGGGCGAGGCCACTTTCACAAAGAACGACCAAAAGGACCCTTCTCCGCTGATGAACTTCATGTCCAGCCCAGCCGGCATCTCGGCATCATACGACGAGAGGTCATAGGCCAGGAGATCCCACAACTCACGCACGCCCCCATGCACATGCACCGTCGCTCGCAGGAACCGCTCGAAGATATCGCCGAGTAGATTGCGGATGATCCGTGACGGTTTCTCTCGAAAGCGCGACAGGTCCACAAATTTCTGAGCCTGTAAGAGCGCCGCGCCTAAAAAGTTCCAATAGGTGACCATCCCGTTGACAAAGAACTTCCCGAAATCTTTCCCCCGCACGACAATCCTTCGCTCAGGAGAGCCACGTTGATTCATGGCCAGGGTGTCGGTCACACTGTCCACCAGGCCGATCATCACCGTATGCATCTCGCCCACGCCGTCCGCTCCAGACGCCCCGCTATGGTTCATCATCTGAATGACCACGAGATCTTGCGGGTTGATCTTATCGGCCCAGGTGCGGCCTTGGCCGTCTTTCGTGCGAGCAAAGTGCAGTTCCCACTGTCCCACCGCCGCATCCATGCCTAAACGTTTCGCCGTCGTGCAGACCAAGAGATCGCCGGACGGTTGGGTGCCGGGTGCCATGTCGAGCGACACGCTATAGGTCTCGGTCTGCGTATGGATATCGACCAAACACACGGGATAGTTCATGGTTGCTTAGTCACACGTCTGATTGGGTTGCGCACGCTGCACCGGCTCGCCATGTTCCTTCTCCGCTTCCCGCTTTCCGCATTCGTCACAGATTCGGTTCTCGCTCCCATTGTCCTGTTCGTGCCAGGGGCACCAGGTCATTGTCTGGCGAATAACGGTTCGTCCTGGTCGCGCTTCACATCCATCCCACCTGCGCCGCCGGTTGCGCCACCGCCTCCGCCGCCACCTTCAACCCCTTCCATCTCCTCTGCTGCGCCAATCCGCTGTCCGGAATCCGTATCCCACTGGGCCGCCAGTTGGTACGCGGTGGCGATATACCCCGCACAGGTCCCAGCTCGATAGAAATTTGAGGTCACCATATTCATGCCATCAGGAGAGACGAGCGCCGTCTTGGCCTCTGCCGGCCAGTCCCATGTGCCCCCATCGCAATCCACGCAATCAATCGTGGTATCAATAATCTTCTTTTCTGACGCCCCGCTGGTAATGTTTTTTCGGTAGACCTTGAGATACGCGCCAGGCGTGCCGTCCATCCCGTGCCCAATGATTTCGTAGCGCCACCACGAGCCAGGTAAGGCCCCATCAGCGGCCGCCGCCGTATCGTACCCAGGGCCGAACCAGCAACAGGGCGAGACATCCGGGAGCCAGTTATAGGGGGCAGAATCTATAGCACCCCACCCATAGACCTGGGGAGTTTTGAGATCCGTCTGGTGAGACATCTGGATAAACGACGTCTGTATGGTGGCCCATTTGCTGGAGTTTGTGCAGGAGCCTGTATAGGTGGAGTAGTTGGAAGAATAATACGCGTACCATCGATAGGCCCAGCGGCCCTGTGTCTGCAGCTGAAATCCACTAAATGTGTAACCCCCTTCGGCCTGGTTGCTGTAACCCTCTGGCAAGACTAATACGCGGGTGTTGGTATGGGCCGCCGGCAGTGCGGAGAACACTGCGGCATAGGTACTCGATGTGGCTGAGACGGGATCGATGGCGTCCTCGTGAGGAAAGAGGAATTCTACACTGGCATCAAACAGGCACGGCTTAGTGGGAGTCGTGTTCTGGTGCCATCCGTAGGAGTTCCCGCTATCTTGGGCAATCGTCGAGTTCCAACTTTGGGCGCATTTCGACGCAGAGCCTAATGCCACGGACCTCGCCTCTTCGTCGGCCATGGCCGCACAGGGCCACGCCAACAGCGCTAGGAGCACCGCATGTCGCATCATTGGCCTACTCCCATCGTCGTAAGACTTTTCACGGTGCCGCCACCTCCGCCTCCACCGCTCGCCGCAATCATCGGCACACCAGTCACCATCCAGTTATCGGTGAAGTCCAGCGTCCCACTGGCAGTCACGCTAGCCCCGGCAGATGTTTCATCGGATACCCCGACGCCCGTTTCAGAATTTGGCCTATTGATCCGTGACGCCTGAGAGCCATCGAAGGTCAAGATTCGGTTCGAGTTGTTTGACCGCCACCAAAAGAACTCCGCCACGACATCCCCACTGGTGGTGGTGATTGACGTAGACGGCGATGAGGCACTGCCCGTGCCAACGGTCGGAGTGCGGTCGGGAGTAGTTTGATCCACGCCGCTGTACGTCACAACTCCAATGGCGAGGTTACTGGCAGCTCCGGTCGTAAAGGCCACCGCTTGCGATCCGCTTGACGGCGATTTCAGGCGATAGATGTTTTGCCAATAGAGGTCACCAAATGAATGGGCCTGGCTACTGACAAGCGTAACGCCAGTAGAGCTGCCCCCCACGGTCGGAGTATTGATATTGTCCGCCCCTTCCCAGTCTGTGTGGCAGGCGATGTACATCACCCCATCGGTGAGCGATCCCACCGTGATGTTAGCCGACACGGACGTAGCCGCGTTTGCGCCGTTCGAGGATTGCGCATCAAAGGCCACTGCCGCCCAACCAGCAGAGGGCCAGAGCAGGAGTGCGCTGAGTGTGAGCGCGAGAATGTCTTTCGTCATGGCGCGGCCACCACTGTAATAACCCCTGAGGTTTGCACCGCTGCCGAGGACACCAAACACAACACGCGGTTCGTGCCGCCCGTGCGAGCAATCGACCCGAGACCACTACCAAGGGTCAAGCCGCCATTGGCCGCAATGTTCCACCCGCTACCCGCCGTGGTTCCACCGGCTAAGCCAGAAGTGACTGAGCCACACCCGTCGCTGTCGTCATCGACGAGCGCCAGGTTTTGTGCACCCGCTACCGGCCCGATATTGATGGAGCAGACGTAGTAATGATTTGAGGCTCCTGCGAGCGAGGCCGTAATTTCGGTGGTCGTTGCCGTAGAAATGTTGATTGGTAGATACTGCTTGGCAACTCCGCTACAGGGGTCTAGCAAGCGCGTCCACAGCAACCCGAGTGCATCGGTATTGATCGTTGAGTTATCCCCGCTCGTGCCTGAGCTGGTGGCTGCCGCATCACGCCTGATCGACCCTGCCATCGACAAGTTTCCGCCTGCGGTTTCGGCAGCGTCTTCGACGTAGACGCCCCAGTTGGCCGCTGTACCGGGATTGACATTGCCAATTGTGTTAGAGCCCGTTGGCAGAGCTGGGAGGCTGGCAACATCCACGTCGCCAATGTTGTTATTTCCGGCAGGGATGGCAGGCAGAGTGAGCACATCAACTTGCAACTCCCCGCTAGTATCAGTCTTCAACGCTCGTGCGTTGGTGCCGTCTGTCCCGGCGACAAATGAGGCACTCGTCGGGACGGCTGAGCCAGTCGCAATCGTCGACGCGCTGATGTTGCGGACGACCAAAGCAGGATCGCTGGCGCCTGGCGAGGAGGTTGTCACTACCGCTGTATTGGTGCCATCCGTGATCTTGTGGAAGCCTGCTCGTGCGGCCGCATCCATCATCGGCATCGTGTTCGTGCCATCGAACGGACGCGCATACAGCAGCCGATTGCTGTCCATTCTCGGCGCACCCATATTGCCGTCGGTAATCGTCGGTGGTGTCGTATCGTAGAGTGCGCCCATTGGCGCGAGATCGTCAGCGCCGCCCGTGAAAGCAGCATTATCGTTGTGGGTCGCGCCAGACCCGCTCCCGCCGCAGGTCTCAAAGGCATTCCCCGCTGTATTCACACAGCGAATCGAGACAGAGGAGGGTGAGGCTGTCGTCGGCAAGTTCGCATCGACGTGTAAGCGCCCGCTGGAAACATTGGCTTGCGTGGTGTCTCCGGTCCCGTCTTTAATAATCCCATCTTGATTGGCTGCCGTCGCCGCTCCGGTTGGGAGTGAGATGGTGCCTGAGACGTTCGTAATGTTCCAGGTACCGGATTGGGTCGCCGGCTGCGGCGTGGTGCCGGTGGGGTCCATCCGCAACGGGGTGCCTGATGTGCCGACTTCCGTCCCGCTGTTATTCCGAAGATTGGTATGGAGTGCTTTTTGGGCAGTGATCCGCGCCACCGCCGCGCTGTTCTCCGTTGCTGTATTGGTGCCGACATCATCGAGCACCCCGCCAATCGGATTGATCGCGGTGGTCCCAAAGGTAAACGCGCCGTTATCGCCAAACCCCGACGAGCTGCTACAGCCGGAATCGCAGACCATATGCAAGTTCGTCCCGGTCCCTTGCGTGACAGTCACGCTTCCGCTAATGGGCTGGGTCGCTTGCCAAAAGGTTCCGGTGACGGCCACGGTACCATCAATGGTCAACGGCCCAGAGCCATCACCGACAAGTTGGGTGTTGGCTGGTTCGGTCTTTTGCCCAAGCTCAATGAGAGCCTGATTCACCAGATCCGTGAGCAGTCGCAACTTCGCGTTGATCGAGCCAGCACCGCCTGCGATCGCAGCAGCATCTCCCGTTGCGCCGATCCCCGAGGCGGAAGCGGCCAGATTCCCGCCTGACTCCAACGCGAGGGCCGAGGTGTTGAGGTTCGTCCCAGCGTTGGCCGTCACCGCGCCGCTCACCGGTTGCGTCACGCCGGATCCATCCACGGGGAGTCGCCCGGAGACCGGCGTATACTGCGACAGGTTCACGCCACCAATAGTGTTGGCCCCGGCGGGGAGACTGGGCAGTGTCGTAATACTGCCGATGTTCCAGGTGCCGGATTGGGTCGCCGCGAGCGACGCATTTTGGACGTTGACATGGAGCGCCCCTGCCGTGAGCAACAATCGATCCCAGGTCGCGCCGTCCCAGGCCATGAGCCCGCCATGCATAAACGTGGCAGTTTGCGCGGCCACGTTGTCGGCAGAACCAAAAGCAGCCGGAAACAGGGCCGTCCCGGTGCTCCCGGTCGGTAACATGTAGGGAATGCGATTCGCATTCATTCGTGCCAGGCCTGCACTATTTTCCGCAACGGTGTTGGTTGAGGTATCATCGACCACGAACCCGTTGAGTCCAATGGAGCTTGACCCGAAGGAAAAGGCACTGCCATCTTGAAAAGATGCGCCCGAGCAGCCCGCGACACAGTCTATTTGCAATTGCCGATTGGCATTCATCCGTGGGACACCGACCCGTCCATCGGTGATGGTTGGCGGCGTGGTGTCATACAGAGCGCCCATCGGAGCCACATCGTCCGTCCCACCGGTGAACGGCGCGTTGTCGATATGGGCGGCGCCCGATCCTGAGCAGTTCGTGCAGCTCATACTCCAGTTGCCGGACTGCTTGGCATTGACCGTGCCCGGCGAGACCTGGGCCTCGGCCGCGACCGGCACTCCCAATAACAGCACAAGGACTAACACGTTACGCATGGCCGTCCACCTCCCGTACTCAGTACGACTGCTCATCTCGCCACCATGATAATCTCAGTGATTTGTGCGCCGCCGTCATTCGGATCGGCAGCCCAGACGCCGGTGACGCGACCGATATAATCGAGGATTTCCAGCGTGGAATATTGCTCCAAGCGATAGGAGTAATTGGTCGGAGAAGCAGTGCCGTTTGCCTTCAGGACGTACAACGCCGCTGAACTGTCATTCACGATGGTGAGGCTCGCCCGGAACAAATTCGCTTCTCGAAACACGGTACTGACCAGGGTGTCATTTATGCGAGCCACCGAGGACAGTTCGCCTTTGGTAATGGGACGCACCACGAGCCCATAGTCTGAGGACTCGGGCGGCACTTTACTGATCGGTCTGCGCATATCTCACCTTTCCAATCAGACAATCATTTTGCCCCCGACGAACCAAACACCGATTTGCCATGCATGCCACGACGCACCGCATCCAGCGCCATCGCGCCAAAGGGGAACAGTCCCGTAAGCGGATTCGACGTGCTGGTATTAGTCGCTGTGTTCGCCACTTCGGTGCCGGCCAAGATGGCGAGTTTCTCCGCAGCCAATTTGGCCTGAATGCCGAGCAAACGAACGTCTTCGGTGGCTGTTGCAATATCCGCTGAGAAAACTTCCTGCATGGCATCTTGCTTTGAGCGACGTCCTTCAACCCCGGTCAGTGAGCCATCCGCCTTCTTCCCGCGCATCATCCGTTGGATTTCATCCGGCAGGGCCTCCCCCAACGACTCCATCATTAAGAGCGGATGACCTTCCAGGCTCTTCGCCCGTTTTTTTCCGAATTTCTTCTCTACCGCTGACGAGAGCGCACCGGTCATTTCCAGCAGGGCGCCGCCTTCTTTTCCGGTCAGCGCTTGCAACATCAGCATTTCGCCGTTTGGCCCGGCCGCTCGTGCCGCCTCCCCCGCCAATCCAGAGAACAATTTCGGATTCTTGCCGTTCCCCATGAGTTCCGGCAGGATCTGCATGATGGTCTGCATCTGTTGCATTTCGGTCATGGCGTCAAACGCCCCGGCCCGTGCGCCATTCAGCCCAATCTCTTTGCCCGTGGGAACGCGTCCGCCGAACTGGCCCATGATCGCGTTCATCATGAACCGCTCATGCGCAATCGACTTCGGCTGTTGAAACGCCCCCATCAGCGACGAGAGTTCCTGAGCGCCGCGTTCGCCCTTGAAGAATCGGCTGTCGCTATTCGAAAGGAGGGCTTGCACCCCCATCAAGCCGTTTTTGTAGTCTGCCGAGATGACGCCTAAACGGCTTGCCGCCTGTTCCGACAGGCCCATCATCGACCGCATGGTTTCACTCGCATCAACACCGTTCTTCATCCCCGCTTCAACCGCTGCGGTCATCGACCGCCAAAACTGGGTTTGCTGGCCGGATTCCGCGATGCCGAGTTGGGTGGAGCGACGACCCACCGCCGCAATGGCGTCAGGGTTTTCGCCGAACCCATAGGCTCGCGCAAACAGCCCTTGGGCCTGTATCGCGGAGCGTAGATTGCCGGAAGACGAGGGAATCCCAAAGGCATCGACCATCTTTGTGAGGTCGTCGCCGGTGTAGCCGAGGTTCATAAACTCTGTGTCGGTCACGCCAGGACGCGCATGCTGAAAAAGACGGCGCAACCCTTTGCCCATGCCGGTGCGTCGCCCTGCGTTTGTGAATCCCACATCGATATCTTCGCTGTAGCGCGAGGCGTCATCGGCACGATTCACGAGCCAATTCGCTCCACCCAGCGCCAAGGCTGTCCCGGCGATCAAGGGATGCGCCATCACGGCCCGCCCGATGGCCCCCATGCCCGCGCCGATCAGCCCACCATTCATCGCCTGTTGGGTAGACATCTCGAAGAGGCCCCCGCGAGCCGCCCCACCGGTCATGGATTCCTGGGCGGTGCCCACCGCGATGGTATCGCGCAACCGATTGACGAACTGTCGGGCTTCTTGGGTCTCGCGTTCGCGAGCCCTGATATACCCGGAGGAGAGGCCGTGCTCCGTCCGTTTGAGGCGGCTCAGGTTGTCCTCCAACATGCGCACATGCGCCAGTTCTTCCTTGTAGAGCGTGTTGATTTCTTTTTTGTTTTTAATGAAGGAGCCTTGCGGCCCGATCGTACTGATGAGCTTGCGTTCCACTTGGGTGAGGAGATCGACTTCCTGCTTAGCGGATTGTTGGCCGGCTGGTCCGCCTGGGGCCTGCGTGGCTCGCTCGGCCGCCTGCTTGACGTGCGCCGGCAGGTTCGCAATGGCCCGCTCCGCCGCCCCCGTGTCGACTTCGAGGGGTACGCGGACTTTGATATCGACCCGTTGATCAGCCATGCATCAGCTCCTGGACGCGGGATTCATATCGACGCGTAACCGCCAGCTCTGGGTGATCGAGTTCATATTGAGCCCACATCCAGGAGACCTGGGCATCCGTCAACGAGAGGACCGTCTGATCAAACGGATGCGTGTTGAGCATCCGCGCCAGGTGCCACCGTTGGCGCTCCCTCGGCAGTGCGGCCAGTTGACGGATCTCGTCGTCGGTCGGGAAAGGAGTCGCTGAATGCGACATACCTCCCGTAGATGTCCCAGAGCAGATCCATATCGGGAATCAGCTCGGGTGCCGCCGTGCGATCGCTCTCGCGCTGATGCGCATCGCGTTTGATGTCGTACCACCAATCCGGCGCCTTCCGAACGACGACCGCCAGCGTACTAAGCATAACCACGGTCATGCGCGTCGCCGGATCAAGCTCTTCAATCTGGACCCCTTCACGCAGGCGATGCTGCACCACCCCAATCTTCAAGAGGTCTCGACCGGTCGGAATCGCAACAGTGAGCGTGCCCTGTAACGTGGGAACACGTTTGGAGGACACGTCGAACGATTCGGTGTACTCGATACCTAATGCGATCTGTCCGGATCGTGCGGTATCCACCATGGTTAGCTCTCAGTCCTTCCGACCGGTCCGCCAAAACTCCCAAGATAGGCCGGCGTTCCGCGCTCAACGCTCTTCGCATGGAAGGTCGCGTTCTGCCCGGAGAACTGATTCGCGGTCACTTGATAGGAGAAGTTCCCGACCGTACAGCCCTGATACACCATGATGGTGTTGTCGATGTCGTCCAGCACTTCGAAGTCGATCAATCCCACATCCAACGCTTCCCGTGGCCCCATCGGTGCCAGATTCATGAGCTGCACGGCGTCACCGAGCTTGGCTTGGTGAATCACAAATTGATCGAGGGTGATTTGCGCTGCCCAGCGCATCGGCGTATGTTCCGCCGGTGCCACATCGCCCAGCGCATACACCGGCTCGGTGCCGTAATCCTGGGTGAACTGTGACGAACGACCGTAGCCGACGGTGAACCCCCCGGCCTTGATCCGGACAACATGCCCTCCCTGGGCCACCTGATTCCTCAAATCTGCCATGATGCCCTCCCGTTAAACGCTCGCCACAACCGTCGTCGGTGTCAGCCCGGCCGTAATCGTGATGTACCCAACCTCTCCCACCGGATGGGCCTCATAGGTCACGGCGACCAGATCAAAGCCATCGAACTCAGCCCGGACATTCTTGAAGGCCGGTTCGACTTGACCGGTTTCAGTTTGGCCTTCGGTCAACACTCCGACCTGATTTGTCGCGGTGCGGGTCAATGAACGCAAGCGCGTTACGGCGGCATTGAGAATACTCGTCACCACCGTGCGATCCGCCGTACGTCCAATAAACCGCTGCACCGCATATCGGATATTCCGGTTCAAGTGATGCGCGATCGCTACGCCGGAGTGTTTCCTCCAGATCACGTTGGCATCTTTGAGATACGTCGTAATCCCCTGCACAATGCGGAAGGTCCCATCGCTGGGGACGCCCTCTAATGGCATGACCCCTTTGTCTAACAGGGTCTCAATGTCGGTGAGTGTGAGCGTCTTCTCTAGGCCGCTCACCCGAATGGTCTTGTAGGTCAGTGGGGTTTCCGGCGTCGCTCCTGCGGCAATCCCGCAGACGATGGCGGCGGCATACATCGGGGAGAGTGCATCCACTACCCCGGTCAAAAGGTTTCTTCGCTTCACACCAGGGTAGACCACGTCAACATGGTATTGATTGAGCGCTTGGGCTCGCGCATAGGCCTGCGCCACCGTTTCATTGGCCGCTCCGCCCACCACGGCTTGGCGCTCATGCCGTCTCGTGACACCACTTTCGACCTTGCAGTGCGCGGCGAGCATCGCGTGGATGGTGGCGTCCTCTGAACAGACAAACATCAAATTCACTTCATGCGTGGTGAACGCATCCAAGGCGGCTTGCCAGTCATTGTTCGTCACCGCCGCCCCTTCCGATCCGCCCGCCAGAAACGTATACGGAATGTTGACCGGCACAAGCACGGCCCCTGGCACCCGCGAGGCGGTCACGAGTTGGGAATTCGTATTCACCCACTGCACGATTGCGCCGATGGCCGCCACATGGGTATAAGCCGCGCTTTTACAGGCAATCCCGGCTTGGGCGTCAATCGAGGCACTAGGCATCGCGGCATCGCCCTTGATCGTGCAGGTGAAATCACTGAGGGCATCGAGATACGAGGCCAACAATCCCACCGTCGACAGACTGGCCATGGTGAGATCGAGCTCTAGTTCGGTCACCCAGGGATCGCCGCTCCCGGTCGCTTTCGTTTGCAGCCGGAGAATCGTCGCGATGTCTCCGCTCTTCACGACCACCACTTGAGCATCAAATTTAGAGCCGACGTACTGAATGGCGAAGACCTCGCCTAAGTTGTCTCCCACTTCGAAGACATCGGTGTTGAGCACGTCGTTGATCGTGATTTTCTTGCCGGACAGCGTCCCTGTTTCGACCTTGACACGAATCTGATTGGTCCAGGACCCGGCATCGCTCGCCTTCAGCAGCAGGACGTTGTTCAGCCCGGCTTCTTGTAAGTTCAGTTGCGCATGGACCGCCTGATTCAACCGGTAATACTTGATCCGTCCAGCCCCTTGTTCATCGCCACTCGGGTCATACATCAACTCAATCACAGACCGTAAGACACCGCCTCGCAACTGCTGTCGGGCTTCTTCCGGGCTGGAGATATCCGTCACGGCCCGTGGGGCGCCTCCCAACGAGGTTCCAATGACCCCCACGGTATTGACCGCCCCCGGTCGGTTGGGGACCATCGCATCGGCATTGATCTTGGAGTAGACCCCCGGCTTGAGGATGGTCCGCCCATCAAAATAGATCCCCTTCATGACTCAACCCTCCTTAGTTGGCGGCTCGTGCGGCCCAGGCCGCGAGTCCTGCCTGCCATTGCGTGCGCGTCTGTCGTTTCAGTGCGTTGATCAGGTCACAGTGCCGTTGAAACCCCGCGAGCAAGACTGGATTGACCGGTTCGGTCTGGCCAAACTCCTTGAGCCCCATCACGGGCTCTACCTCTTTCATATCCTCTTCTTTGCGAGTCTCATCAGAATATTTCTTGCTTTTGTCCATCATCCCTCCTGCGCCGTAACGGTGATTGGTAGAAGCGTGGGATCGGCCACGGTAATGGCGGCAATGGTGCCTTCGACCGGGATCACCCGCACCGACGCTTGCAGATCACCTTTGAGATTGAAGGCTGCCGAAAACATCGGCAGGTTGTAACTTTCGAAGTCTTCTCCGTACCGACCGGTCAGCGTCGTATTCATGACCCCGCTTTGCTCAAGCAGTTGCCGAGCCGAAAAGAGACACCCCTTCAAATGGCGGTACAGATGCCGACGAATCTCAGGATTCTCCGTCCAGCCGGTAATCGCCAGATTGAACGACGCCAGATAGCCACGACGATGAACAGCGGTATCGCCTTCGGTGTTCAGCTGGTTCGTATCGTCGCCAATGAGGTACGCGTCCGGCGCGTCGCTATCCAGATGCAGCGAGATGCATGGGAACGTCACCGAATCAATGAGCGGGGGCGAATCCAAGACCTGGACCTCGGTGATACCGGCCGGTAAGTCAAATTGGTGCGCGACGATCTGGCGCTTAAAATACGCCCGTACATAGTCCATCAAGAGGCCAATGACATCGACTTCTTCCAAGAGACTCACGTCCGGTGTGCGCACGGTGAGCAGCGCCGGACTAGATACGTCCGTTTCATCCTGATTCATGGCGTAGGCGGCGTAATAGTAGGTCGTCGCCCATTGCACGGCCTTGGTATCGAGGGTGGACCGATGACGCTCTTCATGTTGGAGTGGTGACGGCCGGAAGACGGTTTGGTAGGGACGGGTGAGGATGCCTCTGCCGCCCGCATAGACGACCGTGGCCGATGGGTCGGTCGGACCTTCGAACAGGTTGGTGGTCTTTCGCACAATCTTGACGTGATGCAGCGTCGGAAAGTCCGGGTTCATCCAGAGGAGACGGACGCCGCCGCCATACCCAAACGCCCGGCCTTCAAAATGGGTGATGGGATTCATGCGACGGACTCCAACCAGGACTGTGCATCGGCGGCAATCGTCCCGTCGAACCAATCTGTGGCCAACTCCCTCATCGATTGCGCGACTTTGCTGGCAATGGACTGGGCTTCATACGCCTGTATCCGCCACCCTTCTGGATTCGCTTGCGAGAGCGTTCGGATCGTGAGGTATTGACTGTGGCCCTTCTTCCCGGTCCGCATGAGGCCCACCAGCTTCTGTCCTGTCAATGAGGCTGGATCGATGCCCAGCGAGTGCAGCGCCTGGGACTTCAACCGGTCGCCTTTCGTGTAGAGGAAGCGTTGGACCATGCCGTGTTTCACGTTGGGTCCGCGTTCGACATACGAGCTGGTCATCAGATGCGGTCGCTTCTTTTGCATGGCCCGGTGCACCGCAGGCGTAAGCACGTTCGATCCCCATTTTTTACTGATCGCCTGAAACCGTTGACCCTGTGAACCAGCTTCGGTGGTCGCATGCCGAAAGGGAATCCGGAGATACTTCTGCCCGGCTTTGCTCAGCCGCGCCTTGGGCGCATAATCCAACACGGCATGGAGATCGATCTCCATGCCGCCATACTCGACGATGGAGGCTTGCGGATCGTCGGAGACAATGACAAAACTGGCTTCGTTCGTTGGTCCCTGCTCCACCAGGATTGAATTGACATACTCAGTCCGATTGAGGCGCACCATCGGATCAGAGGGACCGGTGCCCAAGCGTAAGGGCCGGCCTTCGGTACCGGAAATGCGTGACGCCTGTTCCCGCCACAAGGTTTGACCGACTTCGGCCAATTCCCGTAACCGCTTCAGCGTGTAGGGAAACAGACTGGTGACGTGCTCGCGAGGCAGTTCCGAAAGGCGCTGCACGAACGCATCGGGTACCAGTTTGAGACTGATGGGAATGTCGACAACGATCCTGGCCATTACTGCACCACTCGGTTCCAGAGTTCCATCAGCTTGACATGCACTTTGCGCGGCATACTGCGTCCGCCCATCGGACGATCACCGGCGAGTTCGCGGTAGACAAAGTATTCGGGTCTTGCGCGATACAGCACGCTGTATGGTTGGCCAGCCGGGAACGGATCCGTCAGCCATCGAATCGTGGGTCCGTCCATCAGATAATCGATCGATTCGTAGTATTCCTTGCGGATCGTGTTCACAATGGCCCAGACCGTCAAGATCGCAATCGGCTTGCGATACCGTAGGGTGTCCTGCGTGCCGCGTGTCAGCACTTCCGCGCTCCGCAGGCTGGAGTCAGTCAACGTAATGCGGTCACGTTCGCCCATGTCATAGGCCGGCGAATCAGACGGAATTGTGAGCAGCACATCCCCATCCTCCCATTCAGCGAACGCGGCAAATTTCCTGGAGGGTGTTGAGCCACTGACGCCGAAGGAACAGGGTTGCGGCGCGTCCCAGATCCAGCCCACCCCCTTACAGACGACACAGGCCACATCCGCCCCGCCGGTCCGTGTCGATCGACAGGGGCAGCGCGACGCCCGTTCCCAGGTCGCCGCCTGGCCGATTAACTGCAACATCGTGTTCAGTCGGTCTGGACAAAAGCCTAAGCCGCTCATGCCACCACCAACGGAATGCCTTTAAGCCGTTGTCGAATCATGCGCCGTTCCCGGTCTTCATCCTCGCGATACTTCGCCAGTTCAAAGGAGATCGATTGGGAATGACCGTCGGACGAGTTCGAAAAGGATCCCGGCACAAGGGCATCCGCCGCGATCATGATGACCGTTGAGCGCTTGATGCACTCCGGAATGTTGCTGTACTCGCGCTCCAGCTGTTTGTCGGTCAAGCCAGCCGTATAATCGATAAAAATGCTTTGGGGCAGTCCGCGTCCACCACTGAAGATGGACAGGATATGAGAATTGAACGAGGCGAACGCGGCTTGCTTGGACGGCACAAGCTGTATACGTCCGTATTTCTTGTCCAACCGCAACCACGAGTCGTTCCCAGACACCGGGACCGTAAAGACGGCACGATCCACGTTCGGATAGGCAAAGACCATGCGCTCGACCGACAGGACGGGTGACTGTCGCAACTGCAACCACCCCCAGCGTTCGCCCTCAAACATGGCCGCCTCATAGGGGTAAGCCGGTTCCTCTAGATCGTAGTCGGTGTCTTCGGCTGTCGGCTCACACTTGATCTTGGTCGGCGTGAGTCGGATGCCCATCGCTTGCTCAAAATCGTCTTCCGCCGCTCGAATCTTTTTCTCGAAATAGTCATCCGACCAGTCGGCAGACGGCTTGAGATGACACAACATCCCAAAGACGCGATCCGTCCTGATCTCCTTCACCGTGATGCCGAGTTTCGACCGCATCGGCCTAGTTCAGAACGTCGACCGCTGGACTGACCACGGCTGAACTCGTTTCCGTTCCGGAAATGGTCACAGCGCTGGCGTTGATCCGCATGGTCTGTTGCGCATACGTGCCGCCATGGTCATGCTTCCGGAAATCCACGCGCAGCGCGTCCACATCGTTCTTCAGTTCGTTGATCAACGTGATCATCGCATCCAGCTTGGTGCCCAAACCGGCCTTCTTGGCGGAAGGGGTGAGCTTGTTGAGCTTGTCCTTGTTCGTTGCCATGAACGATCCTCCCTCTCGGCGTTGACGAGTCGTTACTTGTCGTCCGCGTACTTCTTGCCTTTCTTGCCTTTCTTGCCTTTCCCTTCCGGACCGTCCACGCCGCTGTCACCATCCTCGGGACTGGCTTCGCCGGGTCCGTCTCCACCACTCCCTGGATCGGACCTCGATCCGTCTGGTAGGGCTGCACTGGTACTGGATTCGTCATGTTCGGAGCCCGCAGGGTCAGACGGTTGCGGGTCGGTAGGAAAGTTGGTCTCGGCTAACACATAACCGGGGATGGAACAGAATCGAACGGCCTCAGCGTCGCTGATCGGCGCCGACAGCATGCCGCCTGCCACACGTGAGAAGGCGACGCCGCTGACTTCTTCGGAGCAGTTGGGTAAGGTGCAGAGTACTTGCTTCATCATGTCCCCCTTGTACACAGATGGCGCGAGGAGTGATCCTCGCGCCACTCATCCCTGTCCTGCGCTGTGGGTCGCTTACGCGAACGGATTCCAGACCTTGGACGTCTGCGTCGGGAGCACGTTCTTAATCATGACGTGCTGTCTGGACTTCGTGACCCGGAGATAGATAAAGAGCAATTGAGCCCAGGGCTCTTCCGCTTTGGCCGTCGGATACAGCGGAAACTTCGTCATCGGCAACAGTTGCCGCAACCCGATGGCGTCCATCGTCGGAGCCATGTTGAGCACATACACTTTGCTTGTGCCGGGAATGTCGCGGTTGAAATCGACATACACCGTGGAGGCCCCGGTTCGCGGCACCCGTCGCACCAACCGGAAATCGTTGGCGTTGTTGGTGCCACCTTTCCGACTCCGATAGATCGCGTAGCCGGTTTCGTCACCCGCCCCGGAGACGGTGATGGTCACCGTGCATTTTTCCCCGGCCGCAATGGCTTGCTGTGCCGCAATCCGCAGGTCGGATTCCCCGTTCCGATTCACGGAGGCCACGGCATAGTAGTAGTTCCCCGCATGCGCCGCGCCGAACTTGCTCGCGGCATCGGAGGCCACCGCCACCCCGACCGCTGCCGGCCGGGTGGGATTGCTGGTCACATGGCCGGTCGGGCTTTCGCCCTGGCGCGGCAGTCCGCCCTCTTCGATGAAGATGTCTGGATTGTTCGCGAGGTCACCGAAGGAGGTCCGCACCCCCTTGACCGGTGCGCCAAGCATGATGCCGCCGTTCGGCACATTCGGGAGCGGCACCCGGAAGGCCGGGTCTAACCCGAGATCCAGGTCGGTTTGTGCTGCCGTGGAGAGGAAGATATCTGTCGGGACGCCGTAGTTCCCTCGGCGCCGAATCACTTGCGCGGCATTGATGATGTGCTGGAACCCGGCGCTGTCGAGCGGCTGACCTTCGGCATCGATGACATGATCGGTACTCCCGATGTCTTCGATGATCTTCGCGAGCCCATCGAACTCTTCCGGAACAACACCGGAATGGCCCTCAAAGCACCCCCACTCGCCGGAGGTCAGCAGCTCTAACGTGCCGCCGACTTCCTCACTCGCCTTGGCACTGATGATGGAATTCTGCACGTTCTGCACGAAGGACACGGAACGCCGGGTCATCAAATACTTGACCTGCGCGGTCCGACGGGCATACGACCCGCTCTGCTCCGCGATATCGCCCAATTCCGAGTTGAACCCGGAGCCTGGCCGTCCACCCACGCCGTTTTGCTCGGTCCATTCGTCGACGGTGGCCGTCGCCGGTGTTTTCTTCAGCCGATTGAACATGACAAAATCTTTGTGGTCCTGGATCACCTTCATCAAGGTGTGTTCCAAGGACTCGATGCGCAACGCACCACCGCCGACCAACCCGTTGCTGTCCGTGCCGTATCCGGCGGTGATCGACTTCATAAACGATTCCCAGTCGGAGAGATGCAATCCGGCCAGGCCAGGGAACCCTTGACCGAACTGAGCTTGGGCTTGCAGTCCGTACATGACGACTCCTCATCAAGCACCTCCCCGCGTGCGCGAGTCCCTTGAATGAACGTTCGGCTGGGCCAGAACCGTAGGGACGCCGGTTCGTTCGCTGGCCAGAGCTAGGCCCAACCTATGGGTTACTTCACCTTGTCGATTTCTCGCATCAGATAATCCGGCACCGGCTGATTGGCTTGGAGGTACTGCCGCACCTCGCCTACCTGCGCCGCTGTCAGGGTGCTCGCCACCGCCTTCGTCAGCATTTCATTGGCGCTCAGCTTGGGAGTGTCTTCTTGCCCACCGACGCTCTTGGTAACCACGGTCAACAAGCTTTTCCGTGGCCGACCGGCATTGCCAAAGGCCGACATCTGATCGTGCAGTGTGGCGACGACGGTCTGCAGCGCATGCACCGACTTCGCCAGAATCAGCACGGCATCATCGGTACTCTTCTGAGCCGTCTGGACATTGGCCTGGACCGATGCGATGGATTTGGTGAGGGTGGCCTTAAAATCGCTGATGACCTGTTCGCCATCCACCACGTTCCCCGTCTCAGCACCGCCTGTGTCGGTGGCAGACTTCGTTATGGTCTCCGTTGTCTCGTTGGTCTTGTCTTCGGTCTTGCCCGTATCCGTTTTTGTGCCGTCCTTCCCCTCAAGCGGCTTGCTCGCGTCAGTGCCGCGAGATTTCACAAAGGCCTCTAACTCAGCCATGGAGGACTGAAAGTCTTTGGCGATCGACTCTTCGGACGGTTCAGTGGCGACTGTGGATTTCAACAGCAAACTCATGCTGGCACTCCTTTCATGTGAGAGATCGTCGAGAGCAGATGCCTGACAGCCGCAGCGGCTTCGTCTTCCGACACGCCCTCTGTCTCGGTGAGGTACTTCGTCATCGTCGCCAGATCGGGCTTGGCGACTTTCCCCGCTTGCAATCCTTTGAGCAGACCGGTAATCAATTTCTTCGTGGAACCGTGTAGTGATTCCTGCCGTAAGGCGCCGCCACCCGCTAAGGCCGCATGATCGGTACCGTACCCAGCCGTCACAGACTTTTCGATGGTTTCGTATTCCAACGTGGACCCTGGACCGATCCAGGACTTGGCGAAGACATCGAGCGGCATCGTCGTGACACCCGGCACCGTGGGGTTCACCGGCTCACGCGAAAAGCCAATGTTGTTCCAATAGACCTTCTTGATGGCTCGCACGGGCGCCGATTCCCCTTTCGGGAGAATCACGCCACGATCGCGGACATGCCCACCGACTGAGGGATACCAGGGCATGGGGGGATGGACTTCAGTGAGACTGGACCAAAACTTGTTGGCCTCTTCGGCCATGTCACCGGAGCCTTGGTAAATGAACCCTTTGACGAAGGTCCGCCCGCGCTCGAATCGCACATCGGTCGGTCGTCCAATTTCGTAGCGCCGGGGATTGTCGAGCTTGCGGGCATACCCAATAATCGTCAGATGATCGATATCGAAGTTGCCTTTAGCGAGAAAGTAGTCGGCGGATTCCTTCAGGGCTTCACGCAGGACGCGCTCTCCGTCAAGGTCGGTGCCTTCATTCGACGGTTCACAAAAAATGACGCGCTGCCCGGCTTCGACCTTGGGGGTCGCTTTCAGGAAAACGTGGGGAAGCGAAATAGCCGACTGGCACTCATGCACCATACGGCGCACGATAGAACGAAACCCGTGCACCATGAGCGCCATGCGCGACAGATGCACCGGACGCGACACGTGCGACACAAGACCGCTTGACAAGCAGACTGGCTCGGCAGTATCATTATATCAACATATGGTGATATGGAGGGACGCATGAGAAAGCCGACAGCACCAACAGCCACCTTATTGCAGACGATGAAGCTGATTGAAATCCAACTGTCGTACAACCATGCACCCGATGCCGCCATGCAACAGGTCATGCTCAATGCCGCTCGCGAGGCCATTACCAAAACAGAAGGAAGTATTCGACGATGACGAGAGACAGGAGATGGTCGATGAAGGCATGCTCAAGAAACTGATCCACGAAGCAGAACAGGCTGGCGCGTCACTCGCCGTGGCGCCGATGGCCTACAACGCGAAGACACAAGAATACGAGCGGGTGGACTATTCCTGCCTCCAGCGCATGCGGGAGGCGATGCGTCAAATAGATCATGACATGAGACACCCGCTTGCGTCGGAGATCAAAGGGAAACGTCGGATCATCGTGATCCAGGAGCCGTTTGAAGATTGGAATACCACCCTGAAGGAGTGCATCCCATGACATCTAGACAAGGCTGATCGATCAACGCTTGATGAGGGAGGGCATGGCCACATCGAAACAGGGCTCCAGTAAGTTGATTCCACGACAGTTCATGATTAGCGCCGAACAGGACGAGTGGCTCCGTGAGAAAGAGTACCGCGAGAAGAAGGCCTCGAAGAGTGAGATCGTTCGAGAAGCGTTGGACCGGGCGATGAAAGAGGACAAGAAGAAGACATGAGATCGTCGATGCACTACAGCATGCTCATGGTGATGATGCTGTTCATGTGTGCCACCACGAGCCGCGCTGGGACGGGTTTCGATGACAAATACGAACGGGACTATAACATCTTCACCCCAACCAATCGGTATGCTCCCGACAATCCACTGAATCCGGCGAACGCCTCTGCGCCGAACAGTCCGTTCAGTCCCATCAACCGGTACGATCCCGACAATCCGGCTAACCCCGCCAATCAATACCGCCCGAATAATCCGTTCAATCCGGCGAATCGCTACCATCCGGAGAATCCATTCAATCCAGCAAACCAGTACAACAACGTACCGTTTGCGCCGCTGGACAGGGCGCGAACACGTCAACACAGGCCATGAAACAGAATCAGAAGAGCAATGCGCACGATCGTGACACGCCTAGCAAAGTGTTCGCGGCATGGCACAAGCAGCTACGTAAGTCGGTGCGAGTCGACGCCTCCGGCTTGATCGGCGAACTGCATGGCCCAATTCTTGATAAGTGGAGCACGCCACAGGGCAAGAGAGATCGACCATGATGAGAGTGACTGCCTGCGCATTACTCGCTTGGATGATGTGCTCTGGTTGCATGCTCCGTGAGCTGATCGTTCCGACCCCGTTGGTGCCGGCTCAACTGGCGGCGAATGGAGCCGTCCTGCTCGAAGATCAGCTCGAAGATCCGGAACTGGACGCCAAAGACTCCAGCCCGATTGAGGTTGTGGCGGATGTGGTGAACTCACCGGCCACGCTCTTTTGGACCGGCATCTCGCTTCAACTCGCCACGCTCTGGAGCGTCGGGGAATTGCTCGTGGGGGATCAACCCGATTTTAACAAGCGGATTGCTCAGGTTGAGCGATGGATCGGACCTCGGCTGGCATCGGCCCCCCCACCTCCACCGGCTCCGCCATCACCGACTCCAACAATGGATGACTGGCGTCAGACGCCGAGGGGATGGGTGCGATATTAATTTCCGTTTTTCCTCGTAAGATCTCATGCAGCGCGACGGTGAATTCTTCTTCGGTCACCCCGACCTTTCCACGCAAAAGCGTTTCATGCTGCAAGATGTGCAGGCGTAACAGCGCCAGCTCCGATTGCAGGTGCTTGTTCGCCGTCTGGAGCACGTCAATCGTCTGTTGCTGCTGTTGGAGTTCCTCGTAGAGCTGTGCCCAACGTGGTCGCTTCATCATCATGATTCATCCCCCTGGTTGAGCGTCCCGACGACATCACAGTGCCGGCGGTCGAGTAAGAGTTGTCGATACCGTTCTTCCTCATCTAGCGTTCGAAGACCGTGCTGTTCCAGTTGCTCGATGCTTTGATGGACACCCCGACGCATGCCGATCGCCGCGTCTCCAATCTGTGTCCGTGCAGTCTGGGCCTGTTGCAATTGGCCTTCAACCAGCGCCAAGGCCCGTAGGACCGCCTTGCGGGATTGATTCTCCTGCGGCTGGTCCTCCGGCATCGTCTCGTTCTCAGCGGTTGAGACATCCACATGTTCATCGTTCGTCTGATCGGCTGTTGTCTGTCCCGTCATGCTGCCACCGGCTCTTTCGTGTGCTCCGTGAGCAGCGAGGCGGCAATCCCACTGTCCTCCAGACCTTCATAGGGCGATGTGAGCATTTCTCGCAAGCCAGACTTCCGTTCCAACCGAGCTTTGTTTTTCTGATCCAAGAGTGAATCGGTTTGCAAGGTCACGACGTCGACATCGTGCTTTTGTCCCAGTCGATGAATCCGTCCCGTCCGCTGCCACCACGTCTTGGCTGTGGACGGAATATCAAAATGGATCACAAACCGCCCGCGTTGCGCATTCATGCCAGTTGCGCCGGCGTCCGACACCACCAGGATATCGGCTTCTGCCTCACGGCCGTTTGGTGGCCGAAACATGAGCTGCTTCCGGCCTTTTTCTTTGGCCGAATCTGATCCAGTGATGGTGACGACTCGATGACCCTGGGCTTTCAATTGTTTGGTCAATTGCGCCACCGCCTCTCGATGATGCGCGAAGATCAACCCCGGCTTGCCTTCCTCCCGATAGCGATTCACTCGCGCAATCGTCTCTTTCATCTTCGCGTTGTGCTCCGGATCTGCCAGATTGACGACTCGCGACAGCGCCGTATCTCGCAGGGTGCCCAGGGCCTCATTGAGCCGTGCGCCCATCTCGTCATCCTTCGTGCCGGTAAAGCTCGCTGGGCTGAGTTGCTTTAGCGCGGAAAGATCAACGGTCCCATCTCGTCGCGCTTGTCGCGCCTTGCGATAAGCCGTCATGACCCCCTCATAATCCGCCTTCTGTTTTTCGGACAAGGCCACCGGCACATCCTGCTTGATCGCTTGCACACCAGGATCGACGCGCCCAGGGAACAGCCGACCCATCAACTCTCGCTTGAGGGAGTCCCGTGCCGCCGTCGTATTGATACCGTACTTCGCCATGAACTCCTCTCGATCGGCATACCGCTCTGGATCGACTTTGCGAAGGGCGTCATGCAACTCAGACACGTCATTCTTGATGGGGTCTGCACTAGCCGACACGTAGTAGGGCGTTTCGGCTCCCAACGCATCCAGGACGTTCGCAAAAAGACTGTCGGTCTTCCCTTGACGGTTCAGTGCATCATGGGCTTCATCCACATTCAGGTAGTCCCAATGAATGCCTTCTTTCTGCATCGTCTCTTGCAAGGCAACCCGCCGTTGTTTGTCCGTCAAACCTTGAAACCGTTGACTCATCTCCTCTTCAGGGATGCCCGCCTGTTTGGCCATCAGATGCACCAGATCATCGCGTAAGGCTTGATGCGTCACGACCGCAAAATGATGCTTTGGGTCTTTGTAGGCCGCGATGCGTTCATCTCGTGGTGCCCCGGCATTCGCCCACCAGGAATACTGCCCTGGCTCCAACACATTGGCGGCTTCCGCTCCGAATTGCCGTTGCACGATCGACGGGACCGCAAAGATCCCGCGTCTCACCTTGCCTTGGCTATGCAGATGGGTGAAGGCTCCCAAGGATATCGCTGTCTTTCCTGACCCTGTTCCCAAGGCCCCAATCATGCGTTTGTTGTGCTCAATCAGCTTTATCAGTCGTTGCTGATTGGCGAATTTTCCGTCCATGCGCATGTCGGGAATCAACGTCACCGGTTCATTCGGACTAAAGTTTCTGGCGACTTGAGGAAGGGCGGCTGTCAGTTGTTGCTCGACGGTATCCCCCAGTGTCCAGCGTTCATCGGCTTTCAACGTCGGATGTTTTGGATCCTCTTGCTGAGCTAAGAACATGGAGACTTGGTTTTGATCAGCGATCGCGGCGAGTTCACGAGCGCGATCGAGCTTGTCTTTCACGCTTCCGGCCGCATACTTGCCTTCGGTCCGATTGCGTAACTGATCGACCGCTTGTCGTTGTTCGGCTAATCGCGTCTCACGCGCTTGCGGGTCGACAGCATCCAAATGGGCGATGTTCCCTCGCAGAACCGTCCGTCCCAGTTTCAATGGCTGCTTGGTAACCTTCTTATACTGATCCGCAAAGGCCTGGACCGCGTGGCTCTTCAGATGATCCTGCATGGCGCCATAGGCACCCTCTCGACCACGATGCAGTTCCACATACTTGTCCCACGACAGTCCGGCCTGCTGAGCCTGGTCCAACAGCGCTTGCCGCTGGCCATGCCAGGCCTGCCACTCCGGATTCTCTTGGACGCCAAAGAGCCCATCGGATTCTTTGGGCGGTTCTGGCCCTAAGGCTTCCAGCTGTTCTTTGACCATCCCCTGCTGTTCCGGCTTGGCAAACGTCTGCTCGAAATGGTGTCGAAGAATCGTTTGATCCTGTGGGCTCAAGTCTCCAATCTTCTTAAAGGCCACCATCCGGCGAGGGTCTTCCGCCATGACGCGATGCAGCGCTTCATAGGTCGGCTTCGCTGTCGGGTCAATCTGTTGGGCATGCAATGGTGCCGCATCCGGCCCGTACTTCTTCGTCACATATTCCTCGGCCATCCGCCTGAACGTGTCGGTGTGCGCCTCAGCGCGTAATGGTTTCCCGGTCGCATCCCGTAGTGGGGCTATCCGATCAATCGCCTCGAAATAGGCTTGCCGCTGTCCGTCCGGGACCTGATTCACCAGATCATGAGACAAGAGGCTGGAATAGATCTGGGCCACCGGCACCCCATCGGCCATGTGATTGCCGATATAGTCCTTCAAGTCCTCTTCAATCAGACCGTGGCTCGACACGGAGAACGGCTTGGCAAACGATACCGCTTGTTCATTCGGGTCGGTATACGATGATTGGGGACGACGGGCAAACCCCGCCGGTAACCAGCCCTCTTCATCATGTTCACCATTGAGCACCGCTCGTGTGTACTCGTAGCGCTTCGCTTCGTCCGGATCGATGCGGCGCGTGAGTTTCGGAAGGCCACTCTTGTTGATCGTCGCGTACCGGGTTTTCCCGTCTGATTCGATCGCATAGTCTTCTTTCGAAAGGCCAATGGCTCGCAACTGCTTGATCGCCGTGTCGTTGTTGATCGATCCAAGCGACACCTGCATGCCCTGAACCGGTCCGGCTTGCAGCGCATACTGCAAGGCGGCGACCGCCTCCATTTCACCCAGTGTGGACCCCAGCAACGACCGCGCTTCCTGCAACATCTCCACGCGCTTGGCGTTCAACTCACTGGCCACCGCCAGTTCTGTTGGTGAGTCAACCGTCCCGAGTTGAATCTCGCGGGCTTGCTCGCTGAGTTCCTGAGCCCGTGCAATGGCTTCTCGTGAGGCGTCGACATGATTGGATTGATGATAGGCCGCCAATCGTTCCGTAAACCCCTTCACATCGTCTGGCGCGAGCTTCGTATGCATCGCGTAGGCTACGGCTTGCGCAGCCCCAGCCGTCCCCAACACCGCGATAACATCATGGGGAATGACGTCTTGTCCGGTCAGCCCTAACGACGCTCTGGTGAGCGCGTTCGTGGCACCGACCTGAATATGCCGGTCCAACGATTCCGCATGTTTGTCTGGGTCGTCGAGCGACAACGGCGTTTCGACCGTGCGGAGAAAGGACTTGCACAGATCTTGACGTTCGCGTTCTTTGGCGTCAGCTTCCAATTCAGCGATGAGCTCACTGGACAGAACCGGCTTCGCGTCGATCACGTACGACTTCGCCACCGCCTCTTTCCCGGCCTTGATTGCCTTCGCTTGTTTGCTGGTTTGCGCCTGGACTTGTTGGACCTGTTTGGCCACGGTCAAGAGTGCCATCGCCTTTGACGGCACAACCGCCTTTGTATTCCGTTGGGTCGTCGCCACCTTGCCGGAGGCCTCGGCCTGTTGGACTTCCTCACGGATCTTAGCCATTGATTCTTGTAAGCGTTGGCCGGCCTCTGCCGAGCCTGGAGCGACGTCGGTCTTGCGTTGCGCCTTCAGATCCTCCACCTCTTGTTCTAATTCGTCCTCGGTAAGTCCTGCGGCATGGGCCTTTTCCGCATATCGCGTCCGGTATCCTTTCCCTGTTTCCGTCTGCGTCCCAGTCAGATCGGTCAATCCCAAGACATCCGGTTCGGTTCGATGAATCGAGAGTTCCCCAAGCTTGGCTTCCGCTCGCGCATCGAGGTCATCCATGATCCGTTCACGGGTCTGTTGCACGACGTCCATGGCATCCCGCAGCAATTGCCGGTGATGCTTGGCAATCAATACACCCTTCGCGGCGTCACTCAGCCCTTGGAGCTGTTCTGGCTTGAGGTCAATATCTTCCCAGCCCATGGACTTCGCCACATGATCGATCAGCGTCCGTTCATGCTGCTGCCGCTGGGTTTTCAGTTCAGCTAAGGCCTTCTTTTTGGGCTCATAGGTGCCGGCTTCCTTGTCCTGCTTGATCCGCTCTTTGTCGGATGCTTTCTTGGCCTTGGCCCGATCCGTGGCCTGTTGTGTGTACTCTTCCTGGCTCTTCACGTTGGTCAGCTTGAGGTAATTGAGTTTGCCTCCGGCACCGCCGATGACATGATAGGTGCCCTTGTCGGTCTTCGACTCGCGGATGAGGATCGGCTGGCCTTCGCCATTCCCGCCATGTACCGTAATCCACCGACACGACTCGCCAGGGCCACAGGAGGATTTCTTGAAGGTCATGCGCAATGCGGGTCTGCCTGGACACCGGCCATCCGTCCGCTCTTCCTCACCACAGATCGCACAACGCGGGTGCCCGTTTGGATGCGTCCAGCGGGCAGCTTTGAAGGCATGCAGGTTGCGGCCTTCTTGCGTCGACCGTTCACGGATCGCCTTCGTCTCTTCATCATAGTCAGCCTGATCAGCAGCAGAGAGTGATTTGATCATGGCAGGCTTATCTTTAGTGGCTAGCACCTTGCGCTTGAACTCTTCCATTGGAAGAGTATGCATCGATCCAAAAAAGCGCGGGTCGGTGTAATTGTCGAGAAACGCTTGCTTCGCCTCTTCAGCCGAATCAAACCCCAGCATTGTCTTATCTTCGTCCCATCGCTTGAAGTCAGGGACAGCCATGGCATGGATCACATACGCATGCGTGGCGTCAGGATTGGGGCCAAGGAAGCAATCGACATGGTCTCCGTCTACACCTTGGGTACCCCTAATGTACCCATAGGCATGCTGCATCTTGATTTCTCCGGACTCGCCCTTGCGGTTCGTCCACCGGCGGATGCTGCCTTTCCGGTTTTCGATGGTGATCTCAAGCCCTTGGAAGGTAGTCTTGTAGTCGATCGGATGGCCGCCGCCATGGATGCCTTTGAAAACCATGGACATTGATGACTTCGAAAGGCGATCGTCTACCGGTTTTTTTGGGGGGCTTCTGTTGAACTCCTGAATAGCGCGTGTTAGACTCTCAATGAGCCCGGTGGGCCGGTTGGAAGTCGGGGGCTTCGGCCCTGTCTGCGTCCGCCACGTAATGGACATCGGGCTCGACTCTTCAACGTTCACTGCCTCGACCGTATAAATTCGTCTTCCCTGCTCCTGATTCACATACTCTTTAACGGTGAGTTTCACCATCCTCGCTTGTGAACCAACACGCATGGCGGTAAAGAGCCGATAGACGGTGCCCATATTGGCATTTGCATCACGGTCAGGTCGCTGCTCGCCGACTCTGGCGTCAGCGAAGAGTCCATCAAGATTCGCGACCGCCAAGGCATGCTCATGCGGTGTACTTGACTTGCTCACTGCACTTTCGCTCAGCATCTTGTCGAGCGACTGGCGCGACACCGTGGCGGTAATGCCATCCCCGCTTGTGAGTGTGCGACCTTGGAACGTACGCGCTATCGTTCTGGCTTCGCTAAACGTGTAGGTCGGGCGAAGTTGCTGTGACTCGATCACCCGTTGCCAATGATCTGGTGCGGTGAGGGGGGCTGGCGCATCATCCGTATCCGGACGTCTAGACGTCTTTCGCTCATGTTCTCTTACAAATGTGCCATCTTTTTTCGTATACGCTCGCACTCTGGCCTTGAGAAAAGCGTGGTGTACCTGTTCGATCGCCTTCCGGAGTTCGTCAGACTCATCATCCCCGACCGTCGCCGCCCGCCAGATCGCGAGCTTCAATGCATCCTCTCCGCCAATCGGGAGGACGGATCCAGACGGGGAAAGCTTCGGTGTACCGTCCGGATGCCGATCCACTGTATGCAAGCCGATCAACGCTAACTTCTGGGCGAGAAACTCATGCGGGGTCTTATACAGTCCACCTGACTGATAGCCGGCTTCCTTCGCAAGATCCTGGACAATACCCTTCGTGTCGTGATCTTCCCACAGTAACGGGTGTGGCCAATCGCGTTCCTTCTTCAGCCGTTGAGCGGTTTGGACCATGGCAGTCGAACGCTGATAGGCTTCTTCCGGAGTCGCCGTCGCAGGACCAACTTTGCGATGAGCGACATAGGGATGCACCACGGCGACGTGACCGTTCGAAGTCTGCCGAACACTGCCAGCCACCTGTACCGCTTGCTCCTGTTCGAAGCGTAGCGGCAGCGCCTTACGGATGGAACGCAGCACCCACGTCAGCATCGTCGCGCTCCTGGCACGTCTTAGGAGTCCCTATCAAGATAGGAATCAAGATGCGGATCATCAAAGCGCTTAGCATCGTCCTCTGAGGCGTTTACGTCGTCATGCACGCAGGCTAATGGGTTTCCGGCTATCGCTTCCGCACAAATCCCCTGGATCTTTGCAAGACGATCAGCAACATACCAATACTGAGGTGTCAGAAATCCTTCTTCGCGAATCGTCTCAATTTCGTATTCGAGCCGTTTCAGAACGCGGGCAATCTGTTGTTTAGTGAGTGTCATGTCCATACTCGTCCTCCTCGCGATCCATGCAGCCTACGCAGAACAGAGGGATGATCTCGTCGTCACGATTGGTAGGGCCGAGCCCCATCGCCTTTTGTACCACTACCGCCGGACGCAGCCCGGCCTTTATTTCACGGCCACAGGCCTGACACTGCGTGCTCATATCCCTCCAGCATCATCGTCATAAAGATGGTAGGGTTCACCCGAATCATGGTAATACGCATCCGGTGAATTCGGCTCGAACGTCGCTCGGTATTGCTGTTCGTGAATGGCTTCGGCCAAGAGCGCCGCATCGGTCTCAGCCGGTAAGTGAGCCTCCGCTTCCAAATCGGTATAGGCACCCAACAGATAGAGCTGATCTGGCCCATAGCCGTGCTCTTTTAAGAGCCGTTTCACCGCCCACCAATACACACCGAAATCACGGTAGCGGCGCGGTTCCTCCTGTAGCAGCTGCACGATAGCTTCGAGCACCGTGTCGACGTCGGGGACTGGTTCAATCGGGTCCTCGGATTCCATGTCATCCCGTCTTTCCGAACGTCATCGGTAGCCGACTCTTGATGACCGTCTCAAGTGCGGTCATCGGATCCTTTTTCATCGTGTGGTAGTCCGTCATCTTGTCAAGCAGCGTATGTTTCTCCTCCCACCCGATGACGTCTCGGAGTGCGTCTTGATAATAGGTGCTGGTATACCGTTTTTTGGCCTGGCGCGATGAATAGTTCCTGCCTGCTCCAAACGAGGAATTTTTCTGCTTCTCCTCCCACGCCAGCTTGACCAACGGTTCGAGATGTCGCTGGATCGGAAGGAGATAGGTCGCCTTCTCAGCGGCGGCATCTCCAGGAAAGACCTTCGCTGGCCTCCCGGCTTCGTTCAGCGCCCACAAGGCTTCCATCGTCTGCTCCGGGTCCTGATAATCCGGCTTCTCTTTCATCCGTGCACGCAACGCGTGCTGAATCTGATCCGCATGCTGTGCAATCAACGAGGCCGGGAACATCCGGAGATGAGACGGCTGGCGGATCTTCGGAATCATTGCGGTCAGCTCATCGGCGTGGCTCACATCCATCGCGGACGAGAGTCCGCTTGCCAGGTCGTCGATGCGCACAGCGGTCGTACGGTCGTTTCTGTCATACGGTGGAGGCAGTACCCCGATTTCACGAAGCGTGACCGAGGCTTTCGGCACATCCACGCTCACCACCCGCCACTGGCTCTCGCCCTTGGTCTTGGTAAAGAGCGGGCGATCATCCCCACCCGACATGGCAAGCGTGGCCCCCTCATACAACGGCACCCCTTGCGGCGACAGCAGCATCGGCTTGTCGATCGAGAGCATGGCCTTCTGTTCAAAATGCTCATCCTGATGGAGGTCGCGGGTCATGCGCTCCATGCGCTGTTTGAGTAAGTGCGCGGTCTTGGTCTCTTTGTTCAATAACGCCCCATAGGTCTGGCGGAGCTTCTGCAAGTGACCGAACTGGCTGGCGGCTGCAGCCTTCTTAACCGCCCGATACTTCTCTAACTGAGCCTCTTTGTTCTTCGCCAGTTCCGCACGCGCCTGATCCGGATCATCAGCCATCATCACGAGAAAGTCATCATGGCTCAGGCTCCCCTCAGCCGCCAAGTTCTCAATCCGATCCGCCCCATGCCAGAGCTGATCCATCCATTCTTTTTTCCCGGCGATGGTCTGATACCGGTACCCATCGAACGATTTCTTGGCGAGATAGGTATGGACGCGTACCGCCTCCAGCTTGTTCCCTTGGCGAATCCCCCGTCCGTTCCGCTGTTGCATGCTGGACGGCTCCCAGGGAAGGTCCATATGATGGATGTCGCTCGTCAGTTTTTGCAGGTTGACGCCTTCGCCCATGGTGGCCGTATTCCCGATCACGACCCGCAATTTGCCTTGCACATAGTCGTCGGCCACACTATGGCGCTTCGCGCTGTCTTGCGCCACCTGTGCATTGATGATGCCGATTTGCTCCGCTGGCACACCGGCTTTGATAAGCTTGTCCTTGATCTTTTGATGCACCGCGATCTGATCGGCAAAGATGATCTGCCCACCGTCTTGGAGCATATCCTTGACCGTCTTGGACACGGCGTCATACTTGGGGCTGTCGAAATCCGTGACGCCTTTGACCCACTCCCCATCGAGTAAGCTCAAGTCCATGGAGGCCTTACCCATCTTATCCATGAGGGTAAAGACATGGGCCTCACCCGTCTCTTTCGCCTTGGCGTCGAGGGCCTTGTTGCGAATCGTCGCGTAGACCTGGTGTTGAGCCTTCGTCATGTCGATGTAATGTTCCTGCACATCCTTCGTGGGGATTTTGAGTCCAACGTCTTCGGCTGTTTTCCGATAGATGTAGCGGCCCATGATGGACCGCAGTTCGTTCATGTTCTTGAAGCCCGTGACCACCGACGACATCACAATCTCGCCGTTCGTATCGAGTACCGGCTTGATGGCCGTCTCACAGTAGCGGTCAATGAAGTCTTCGGCATGTCGGATGCCGCGCTGTGAGAACGCTTCCGGCGCGATATGCGCCAGCATGGAATAGACTTCCAAGGGGGAATTTTTGGTAGGGGTCGCTGTTAATGCAAACACCCCTCGACCGTTATTGTTCTCACGCACGAAGCGGCATTTATGCTCCATATCCATCGCCCGCTTGGCAAAACCAGATCCGCCGAGAAACTTGGGTTTTCCGCCGAAGCGACTGCGGGCCTCGTACAGGTTTTTATAGCTATGAAATTCATCTCCTATGATGCAATCCACCCCCAGATCATTGAAGTAGATCGCATTGGTCCTCGACCGGAAGTCTTTGTTGGCCATCGCTTGCTGGTACTGTTCGCGGATCTCCCGCACTTCCCGGCGCGTGCCTTCTTCGAGTTGATCGGCCCGTTGCACCCAGAAATCCGACTCGATGTATTCCCCGCGTTTGATCGGGTCGAGCGTGATTTCGTTGAAGGCCGGTTGCGTCACCAACACATAATCAAAGGACTCTTGCGTGAGCTGATGCCACTTCTTGTGGCGTTCCTTCGGATCGTCTGCCGTCGCTTTCAACTTCCCATCTTTCCCTCGGCTGTGTGTTTCGCCAATGACCAATACCTTCGACCCCGGCATAAATGCCTCGATTTCCGAGACCCAGTTGGCGGTAAGCGATTTCGGCACCACGATAATGGGACGCTGAATCTTGCCGTCCTGCTTCAGCGACTTGACGAGGGCAATGGCCATCGGCGTCTTCCCGACCCCAACGTCATAACTGATAATCCCCTTCCCCTCTTCCTTCGCCCAGCGCAGCGCCGGATGCTGATAGGCATTGAGCGCCCGATCGGGATTCCAGCCCGGTATCTTCACCGGCTGATCGCCATACCGCTTGGGTTTGTAGCTGTTATAGAGTCGGTTGTAGGTGTCCTCGATCGACGACCGATGGGGAGAGGTCGCCAGCCAATTCTTAAAGTCTTCCTCACGCTCAGGGATACGCTTCCATTCATGCTCGGTCATGCGCAGGCGGTTCAGGTAGTCGGTGTAGACGCTATCGAGGTACGCGTTCCCGCCTATGTTCTTGATGGTATAGACGCCATCGTGAAACGTGACGGCATAGTTTGGCGGGCGTGTGTCGCTCCCATGCTGATGCGCGATCGCGTTGAAATAGTCGGCTAAGACGGTCGTCGGAATCCATCCGGCGCGTAACGAGACTTCGAACTCCTCCAAGGTTTTTGGCTGAATGGCCTCGTCCAACCACCCGACTTGCTCTTGGAGCTTGTGCTTGAGCGGCCCTTCCGGAGTGCGCTCCAATGCCGCCGCAACGGCATCGCGCTTGGGGTACAACTCGCCCGACGTGAAATCTTCCCGCAAGACCCATTCTGTGCCGTCCACGTTGACCGCATAGCGGTCCGACCCCATCAGGCGTTGGAGGATTTCGTTCCGGACCTCGTCGGTCGTCGCGCCATCCCAGCTCACTGCAAGCTGGTCCACCGTGACGAATCGCCCGTCCCCGTCCAGCAAGCGCCGCACCACCGCGTCAAAATCTTTGGTATCCAACCCTTGGTGCGTGCTTGAAAAGAGTGTGCCGTCAACCAGATCGGACGGCTTCCCGTTGGCGTTGAGCGCCACAATCAGCGGATAGAATCGTGGATCCCGCTCCGCCAGCGCGACCAAGGTCTTATCTTGCAGCGGGAGACCGAATTCCTTGGCAAACTCCAGCACCTCGTCTTTGATGAGCCGGTCGGACGCCTGTCTGCCTTGCGCCGCTGCATCGGCCAGGTATTTCAGTCGTTGCCCCAAATCCAGCGCACGACCTTCCTTGCTGGTCGGAGCGTACTGCAGGTCGTCGAGGTCCTCAGCACGGTGCCATCGACGGGGATTCCCTTGGAGCACATATAAGGTCCCGTTCACCAGCTTGGTGGTGCCGTCTGGTAAGTCCGGATAGGGATTCTTCCTCGACGCGCCATTCAGGCGCTTCACGAAATCAGGCTGCTCGTCGAAGTGTGCGGCAATCTCCTCAAAGGTCTTGGGACCATGCGTCGATTGATCGAGCGGCGACAGCGCAATCGCCGCCGGCACCCCATCCATTTCACCCGACACATCCAGACCGCCGCGCCAATTGGCTTGGGCGGTGCCGTGGAGATAGCCCCGTCCACTAACCTCCAGAATCTGCCCGTCCAGCCACGGACGGTCCCAAACGCCCAACGCTCGCAAATCCACTGGCTCATCGATCACACCGAGTGCTCCGGCGACTGCCTGTGGCCGTTTTCGCAGCACCAAGACATCGGTGACCACGCCGGTTCCTGAATGCTTGAAGGCCGTATTGGGCATCCGATGCACACCCAGGACTTCGGCTTTTTTCATCACCTGTTCGCGAAACGATCGGCTGGATGGATTGGTCGAAAGGCCATGGGGCACGACGAGACAGACCACGCCTCCATCTTTGGTCTTATCCAAGGCGGTATCAACAAAATACTCTTCGGCGGTTCCGAGATCGGGCTTGTCCTGGGCGGCAATCGCGCCCCGCACGCCAAAGGGCACATTGCCGATCACGGCGTCGTATTTGATCGGATCAGCCGTAACGAAATGCTCCAACGCCAGGTTCACGACTGCATCATCCGGATGCAGAACCGCATTGATCGCTGAGGAAGTCCGGTCCCATTCCACGGCGGTCATTTTAATCCCGGCTGGCTTGGTTTCCTGGAAAACCCCACTCCCTGCACACGGCTCCAGCACATGCCCCGTAGAGAGTCCGAGCGTGGACAAGATCTTCCACATCGCTGCCGCGACGGCAGGCGGCGTGTAGTATTCGTTCAGACTGTCCCCGATGCCGCCGTTCCCTGAATAGGCGGCGAGGGTCTTCCGCCAATCCTTCGCAGTTCGATGCAGTGTGCGGATTTGCTCTTGTGCGGTGAGCGGTCGGTTGTTCTCTCCGGTCACCCGATCCTTGACCTGATCAATGAGTGCGACGGCCTGCGCATTGGCTTTCTTCCGTGTGCTCGCGGACCAACCGGATTGTGCCCCAAACGCAGGCAGGTGTGTTTCAATCAAGGCCCAGTCGTCAGCGTAGCTCAAGCCAACGTCAGATTTGTTTGTAGTGGGTTCCTTCTCATCCAGGTTGGCGGTTGCCCGCACAGAATCTGTGAGATCGAGCAATCCTACAGGTATCTGCATCACATTGCCGTTTGCCAATTTTACGGGATATGACGACGGACCGATCTTGGGAGTTTCGATGGGGCCATCGATCACACCGTTCATGAAGGGCTTGCCAATCTTTGCAATGACGGAAGCTCCAACCGGAAAAACAGAACCCTGTTTATCTGTGCCGTCAGGCACCTCTCTCGTACTTGATTCAGTGACGCGAATCTCTTCCCGTTTTTGTGCCACATCTTGTCGCACGGTCGCTCGTTCTGCAGGCGGCGTGTCGAGCATGGTGAACAGCCCGAGCTGTGAGGCGGGTTCGCGCTTGTCCAGATGCTCTGGCACAAAAGTGCCCTGTTTGGTCGTGTAGGCACTCACCCGTCGGGCTTTAAAGAACAGTCGCAGTCGATCAAGCATGGAGAGATTCCGCCTCATGGATCGAAGCGGTTAAGCGATCGAGGTAGGCCTGATGCGTATCGCGTTTGGCGAGCAGCACGCCGCGTTCAGCGGTGCCAAGGTCCGGAGACGTCAGGTCCCAGTCCAGCGTCTCAATGGATTTGAGCAGCGCGGTGTGAACCTGATAGGCACGGTGAAGCGGTGTTACGCCCTGGGACGGGCGAGATGGGAGTCCAAGGCTTGGAGGATCTTGTCGTTCCGGGTTTCCTCCATCTGATCGAACGCGTGCGCGGTCTGTTCCGAGAGGGGCACGGTTCCCGTCGAGGGCTTTGCCAAAGCTGGGCGGTTCGCTGCGCTCCTGAAGAGCAGCTTGCTCATTTTTTTCAACATCGGTGCTGTACCTCCGCCAGTGCGTGACCCGTGGATCCTGCTTGACCTGATTGTAGGTCTCTTCCGGTCTTCCGTCAACGGTCTTGGCGATGTAGCTGGGAGGGACAAACCGACCAGACCGGCGAAACCGCTGGACCGCCCGCGCACAGGATTGTTCAATCGGGAGATGGGCATACAGAATCGAGATTTCATAGCCGAGCATATGAAACCGCTCGACCATCCTTTTGACCTTGCCATCATTCGCCCCGGTGATATCGAGTAAGACATGGTGGTTGGCCTGCAACGCCTTGGGCAGAAGTTGGCCTTCGGCGATATCGCTGGATTCTTCATGGACCAAGCCGGCATTGCGGCCGTTGTATTCCGGCAGCCGCTCTTTCACATCATCGGCATTGATCACCGTGAACTCCACGCCCAGTTCTTTGGCCGCCGGCTGAAGTGCCGAGGTCTTCCCGGACGCTGGGGCACCTAACAGAATGACCGCGTGGGGACGTTGCCCTTCAGAGACAGCCGCTCGCGGATTGAACATGGCCCCCAGAATACTGTCATGGAGCTGCGCCCGTTCGGGATCATAGGTGCCGTCCGATTGGCGATAGAGATGATGCGTCGATGTCCCGGCTGACACTTCACGCATCGCTTGCTGGATATCTGGTTCCTGCTCGATCGTATGCAGCCAGGCTTCTAACATCCCTGGCTTCGCTGGCTCGACCTCGGCAACCGGGGGCCGTTCGGTTTGCAGGGGGTCGTCGTGATGAGCAGATTGTTCTTGGTCTACCGTCTTCTTCGGGTCTTTCGCCTGTGCGAACTCTTGCTGCGCCTTGGTGCGTGAGTCCTCATGCTCCTGGACCATCGCCGTCTTACCGGACTTGGACCGGCGCTGATAGGTCTTCACATGCGATTTCACGAAGGTCCCGTCCTTACGTCGATAGCCCGACACATAGTCCTTCCCAAACACCATGCGGAGCATCGACCGGGCCATCTTCATCATCGCGGCACCTCAACCCGCATCACAACCTCGTCCCGCAGCGTCGCATTGTTGTTCAACGTGCTAAACGCCGAGAGTTCATATTTTTCGCCATCGACGCCACCCGTCGCCCACACTTGGACGGCGCGTCGACCTGGAGCCACCACAACCGTGGCCTCTTTCAGCACCGCGTTCGTAGCGCCTGGTTGATACGACACCGACACGTTGGTTGAACGGCTGTATCGACCTGGACGCACTAAGGTGGCGACATACGGACCACTGCCATCGATCGATTGCACGTAGACGGTTTCGTGCGTCGTCCCGTCTTCATCCAAGACCAGCTTGGCCCCGGCGAGCACGTTGATGGTCAATGTCATCGTGTTCTCACCGGCGGTATAAGGTGCCGCGAGGGTCGTGAGGAGTGCGTCCATCACCCGAAAGGCCGAGGCGGCTCCACTCTGAATCAACAGTCCAGTTGGGAGCTTGCCGAGGAAGCGGAATTCAACGGGATAGTCTTCTGTCGGATGCTTAGTGAACGACTGCATTTAGCTCGCCACCAGGGAGGGTGTGCCGACTGCCCCGTCGTTGATGCTCATGGGGCGTGGCATATGCGCTCGACGGGTCAACTCCGCTTGGATCGTTTTTTGGACAGTACGAATCCGTTGTTTCTCTTCTTCAAGTGCATTGACCAGTTGCTCTAGCTCAAGTGCGGACAAACTGTTGAAGTCACAGGAGACAATGTCCATACACCTACCACCAGGACTTTCGAATCAATCGTGATAGAAACGACCCCTGTGGACGTATCTGAATACCGGGAGGCCCTACGTCGTGCACACGAGAAGTATCCTGAATGATCGTATGCTTGCCGACTAACGCCTCTTCCATCCGATCGATCTCCTTCACCGTCGGCAACAAACCCCGTTCGTTTCGCTCTGCCTTGTACGCCACCTCGCGCAAGGCGGACGCGAGACGAGCCGCCTCCGATCGTGTAAACAGCCAGACCACTTTGTGTTGTCCCCAATGGATAGCGGCATACCGACCGCAGGCAGCCATGCGAATTTCAGGAGACCCCTCGTTCGGCGAGGGCCGTCCTTCATCCGCATGCTGCGCCACCTTACCGAACAGATCGGCTAAGAAGTGCGCCTCGTTCGGTAGTAACACCATAGATTTCACCGGCACCTGCCAGTCAACCATGACATAGCCACTTGCAATACCGAAGCGTCGCTCAATCAACATCGGTGTAGCCTTACAAGCGAAAGATCTTTGCGCTGCCTTGATCCCATTGGATCGTGATATTCCCGCCATTGGGCGCAACAGGCAAACCCGTTGCCGTATCGATATAGGCAATCAACCGGCTGGTCGCTTCCACGCCAGAATCCATGAAGATGGCAATAAACGCGCAGGCATCACCATTCACATTCGGCAAGACCACATCATCGGCATCCATCACCCCCAAGGCCTTGGTCTTGTTGATGAGATTCCCACTGACGGCCACCCGTGCCGGTGCGCCAATGCTGGTCAAAAACTGATGGACGTCGATCTGGACGGTGTAATCCGCCGCATCCCCCAAAATGACCTTGATGTTATGCGCGTCCCAATCAAGGTCACCGCCTGCAAACCCTTCCCGACCTAACCCGTACAAACTATTCATGACGCACTCCTCCTCTGCTTCACACGCTCACGACTGGTGCAAACTCTGGCGCAACATTCACTGTTGGCACACCCACCGCCTCTCCCCACTCCACGCTGGGTGGTCGTATGGGCGGCACACCTTTCACCAGGACCGGACTCGGCACGAGTTCTCCGCTGCCGATACCCAAGGCCACCACATAGCGATAGACCGAGATCGCTCCAACCTGTTCGCCCGATCCGATGCTGGGAGGCGCGATCGTGACGGGTCCAGGCTGCACCGTGGGTTGTCCGACATACCCGCCATCGATGCCCAGCACCGACACCACCCGCTCTCTGAGCAGACTGGGCAGGCCGATCGCTTCGCCGGACGGGATGCCTCCCACTACAATGGGGTAGTTCGCCAGAACGGTCGGCGTACCGACGGACTCGTTGGACAGAATCCCAGCCACACCCACTGTGGCAGTCGGCACAATGGTCGGAGTCCCAACCGCTTCCCCGCTGGGAATGCCCGTGGGGGAGATCGCCTGCGCCTGCCCCCACCAAAAAGACAGCCATCCGCCTAACATGTTGTGACCTCATGGCTCACGTGGCGCCGGCTCTTTGAGCTTCGCCTTCAACGTCTCGTTCTCAGCCGTCACCAGTTTCAACTTCTGTTGCAGAACGCTATTGAACGCATGCGCCTGGGCCAGTTGCTGCTCCACCGTTGCGCGATGCTCGTAGAGCACTTGGTTATGCAGGCTCTTCACTAAGAGCTGCTCCGGACAACTGGGCGCTGGCTCAGCGGCCAGCGCAGGACTCGCGATTAGCAGCAACGCAACGAACAGACCAAGCATGGTGCACCCTTTCATGTTAAAACCCCGCTGACGAGCGAGGCGATACCGTCAGTATTGTCGGCGTCACACCCGGCACCAAGATGATCGTCCCATCGTCTTTGGTGACCTGACACTGAATCGTCTTGTCGACTGGAGCCTCATTCACACCGATCATTTCCAACTCCGTTACGGTGCCAGCCGGCAGGGCCGGCACCGTAAACACAGAGGTGTCATCGCGCATGATCGTCCCGGCGACGAACGGCGCGACCGTTGAGAAGCGTTTGGTCGTGGAGGAGAGCGAACCGGGCATATCCGCTTCCAGGCCGACCCCAAAGAATCGCAGACCGTGCGCACCAGCCGTATTGAGCACTTTGGTATAGCCCCCGCCGTTTTGCTGGCAGAACCACGCAATCCCGAAGGGACTGGTGGTCGCGACAGACGCCGTCGCTTCGAGGCGCAAGCGAAAGATGCCATCGGGAATGATCTCGGTTGGGGTGTTCAGGAGCCCTTGCGCCGCCACGCCGGATTCCGTGCCAAACGCCTTGAAGACTTGATAGTTGGTCATGGTCAGCAGAGCCGTGGGGGGAGGCGCTTCGACAGCAGGCAACAAGGAGACCGCCAGGTGCGCCCAATACTTCGCCGCCCCTAAGACGCCGTCCATGACGCCGCCATCTGATCCGGACTGCGTACTGGAGGCCAAGAGCAGCGTTTGATTAGCATGGCTGATAGTAGGAAGCGCGGTCTGATTGACCCCTGCTGTATAGGAGGTCTCATTGGAGGACGCGGCACAATCGATGACGAGTTCCTGCGTATTCGTGGGAGCGGTGACGTTGGGCGTGGCACTCATCGCCGTGTTGCCTACCGCTGTGTTGAGTCCTGAAGTCTCGCGAAAGTCCGTCGCTCGCCCCAACAGTCCTGTGACGGCCCCGGTGGTCGTCACGTTCAGGGTCCGGACCCCCGATGACGGAGAGGCCACCTTCCACAATTCCACGGCACGATGGGGAGGCGAGGTCGTTTGACGCTTGACCAGCGAGAGGCTTTGCGCGTCGAGCGTCACGGCACTGACCGATCCGACATTGCCCGCCGTATCGCGGAGAGCGATACATACGAGCAGTACATCCGGCACGGTCGTAATGGTATGGGGCCACAAGAGGCTGGCCGCCCCCGTCGTCCCAGATTGAGACGTGGTTCCGATGACGACGGTACTGGGGGTTCCCCCACCCCCACCCCCGCCACCATACCCAGCCGGAAGCGAGCAGCCCCCCGCGTTGACGTTCAAGCGCGTATGGATGGAATCGATGGAGGTTCCTGGTTGCCGGTTGATGCCATCCGGATCGGCTGCCCCATGCGGAAACTCTCCGGTGATGGGATCCCACAGAGGAGTAGTGGTGAGTGTGCCATTCACATAGCGGTAGAGGATCGTCGCGCCGATATCGCTCCCGCCAGTTCCAGCTCCCTTTGCTGCCGCGCCAGCCGGTACCCAGAGCTTACAGGTCCCGAGCCCTGGATTGGTGGTGACGGCGTTCGTCCAGTTCGAGGGGAGCGCTGGAGAAAATGCGACTTCGTTGTTGTAGGAAATTACCCTGTCCCCGCTCCACGTATTATGGCCGGTAATCGAAAAGCCGGACGGGGTGCCAGAGGTACTGGAGAGCCCTTGCACAATAATGTTCGTCATGGTGACAGAATTCTGCGCAGGAGTGCCGCCATACGAGGAATCGATGGCCTGAATTCCATGGCCGTTCACGCCCGTACCCCCACCAAGAATCGTGATATGGTCGAGCACGGCGCCGACGCAATCCTGGCACTTAATCCCGGAAGACGGTGAGGACCAATCCACAATGGCCACATCTTTGATCGTGATGTTCTGCGGCGAGTGATTCAAGTCGGCGACCTTTCGCCCGTTTGGGAACACGCCGTTTAAATGGTTGCACTTGTAGCAAATCGAGCCCAACACCTTCGACCCGCTCATCAGGACGCTATTGTCGTAGGTCGCGTTCATCTCATTGAGGAACAGACCGTGAGTGGTACCGTCCGCGATGGAATTTTCAAGGATACAGTTTTTGCAGGGGTACATGGAAAAGACGGCATCGGCGGCGCCAAGTTGTCCGGCAACCCCGCCAGCGATACGCCCTCCACGAGGGTTGCAGTATTGCCGCCTCACGACGACTCGTTCTGATTGCCCTGCAGATACACAATGACGATGAAAGACGTACGATTCATTATCCTCGAAGAGGACATCTTGCGAGCGATAGGCGACGAACGTATGGTTATTGCCGTAGCGGTTCGGATTGACTGAGAGGTTATTCCGTGCCGTGATGTGATGGCTCGTCTCTATGTAAAATACCTCACCGAGCTCGTTGGTCGAAGTCGGTAGATAATTGTTATCCGTCGATCTGACATAGAGGCCGTCGAGCACAATATAGGCGCTATTCTGCACCCGCAGCGCATAGCCTGTGCCGTTGTCGACGATCTTGGCTTGGCGGTCATGCTCGGCCCGTAAGGTAAACTCGTTCCCCGCCGTACACACCAACCCGCTGATCAACGGCTTGCCGGTACTCGTGCCATCGCCATAGACCCCGCTCAGCAACACTAGCTCGTCACTGCATCCGGATTTCCCTGCGCTTGAGCCAATGGCAAAGGAAAATGTGAGCCATGGGGTGGATGCAGACGTGCCGTTGTTACTATTGGAGCCGGTCGGTGAGAGGTAATAGGTCACTGCCGAGGCGGCAGGCGGCAGAAACAGGGAGAGTGCCAGCACCAGAATCAGCCTCATGGAAACACCCAGGGAGCCCTGCGCCTTTGCGCACTCGGAAAGGCCGTGATATCCATCGCATACCAATTATTGAGGGCCGCGACATTATCAGCGGTGCCTGATCCGCTGGTGCGCACACCGCCCAAGCCAAACCCTGAGATCGTCGCGTCCGTGGTGGGCGCAATCACGGTGACGCCATTGACGTAACAGGCGGCTTGATCGTTGAGGACGCGCAGTTCAAGGATGTCACCCGCTGTCGGAACGACGAGGGACGAGGCCGCGAGCACGGTTCTGGCCCCGCTGAGGAGGTAGCCCAGCTCATATTCATCGGTGCCGGCGAGGTCCCGCGCCATGCAGTAGTAATAGGTGCCCGTCGCGTTATTTTCCTTTCGAGCTATCACCCCGGCTTCATTCACCGTCGCCGAGTTGCGTGTGAGAATGGCCAACGTCGCGCCAACGGCCATGTCATCGGTTGCCAGGCCCGACGTCATTCGGGCCGCTTGCGTGGCCACACTGTTGGTCGTAGTCGCCTGATTCGAGACGATACCGATGACGGTTCCCTGAAATCGGCTCCAGGTGAGCTGGCACGTGAGACTGGTGCTGCTATCAGCACAATCCCAATTCTCGTTATAGGACGCGGCCCAGGCGTTTGAGACCTCGATGAGTTTCGAGAGGAGCGTGAACGGCCAGTGAAGCAGCGCGTCGATCGTGCGGAGATCAGGCACGGAGAACATCGAGCGAGCCACCGGCGCGTCCCAGATCTGTTTTCCACCGATGGTGATACGGTTGGTGCCCTGCGCGGTCAGCCGGAGTTTCAGACTGTTGGTTTGTGCGACGGCTCCGACGAGATCCGAGAGCGTGTCCATCGTCACCGCCCGGCCCAGCACAGGCTGAAGCGCGGTTTTTAACCCTGCACTCAACCGCGTCGAATCATCATCGGGCATCGCAATGACGCCCATCTGAGCCGGCACAGCCGGTCCACGGCAGAGCATGTATCCGGCCACCAGAGCGGGGTTGACTCGAAGATCAGTACACACCGTTGGATTGGCACTCTTGTGTGCACGATAGGGATCGGTCTCCGTCCCCGTCCCAATCACCGGCGAGAGATACGTGGCCGTTTGCGCGTGCGCGAGATCCAGGAGACTGGTGACGGCCAGCAGCATGGCGAGCAGAAGCCGCATGTTAATCACTCCACGAATTGACAAGAAGTTGGATTTCCGCTTCCCCACGTAAAAAGAAATTCGCGAGCTGCGCGGACGTGGTCCCGGTGGCGTTCACCTCACACACCCCGTTGATGATGGCGTGTTCGGCCACGGTGCCATTGATCGTCAGCGCGGGTGTGACCGCGCTGACTTCACGATATTGGGTGGCCGGGGTGAGCGTGACGGCTTGCTCGTTGGTGGTTTGGTGCGCCTCGCCGGTATCGACGCCAGGCCGATACGACTTCACCGCACAATCCAGCACAATGTTGCCGGACGGCGAGCCCGCCGTACTCAGGCCCCACAACCGAACCGTCAGTGTCGTCGCACCCTCCATCCGTTTAATCACCGGGAAATGAAAGGAAAACCCATCGCTATTGGAGTCGGTCAGCTTGCCCCAATAGGCTTTGGCCTGTCCGGCCACCGGTTGGTCCGGTGCCATGGTGACAGCGCCGCCATGCGATTCGAGGTTGACGGGGAACGACGCGAGGAGCCGATGGGTGGCGTGAAACTTGTATTTCTCGTTGGGTGTCCCAGCGGCGCTGGGATTGATCTCCAACAGGTTGATGCCATTGGCCTGATCCCGGATCCCGCACTTGTACCCGGTCCAGCATCGCCAGAGCGTATCGCCCAGCGGTTGGGGCTTCATCATGAGCCCGTCGCTTGCATCGTGAAACCAACAGTAATACTGCGTGAGCGTCCCGACCCGAAAACAGTTCGCCTCTGAATCGGCCCCGGTAATCGCCTTGCCGAAGGAAAACGCACTCTGGATGGATTGCGCCTCGGCGGTCAGGCCGGCACCGGTCACATGGACATAGTTCGCCCCGTCTGACGCGATGAGCGTGCCGCGCCCAGGATCCAAATCGAGATCGGCCGCGCCTTGAATCGTAGAGGTCGTGGGCTGAACCGTCACTTGGCCAGTCCCGATATTCGCCAAGTAGATGTAATACCCTGCATCAAACCCGGTCGTGCCCGCTTGCGGGAGCGTCACCGAGACAGCCGCCGCATTATCGAACGTCACGATACAGCCGCGATCAGCCGCCACAATGGTGTAGCTGGTCCCGGTCTGCGCGTTGACACAGATATTGACGCGGATCGTGCCCGTTGTGGTCACCGGCGAGCCTGTGGCTGTCTCCAGCCCACCCGAGGCGGTGATGCTGGTGACGGTCCCCGATCCGGACGTCGTGGCCCCATAGGCTGTTGCGGCACACAGCCAGACCAGCGCGATCCACCCCCATCTGATCATTGCAATTCCTCCGTACAAGAGAAGACGACATTGGACGATTCGGAGATCATGTAGACGGCAGCCGGGTTACGAATTTCGCCAGCGACGAGCCAGCGTTGTCCGGCGGTCAGACCGACCGAGGCATTGCCCCACCGCACATTGACGTCGGGCGAATGTTTTGTGCAGGACAGGGACACGCGATTGGCATTCGCAGCGGCCACAAGTGTGGGCGAACCGGTGACGGTCACATCATTGAGCGGCACATGACTGACGCCGGAGCGCACACAGTTCGCACAGCTCGTCACGAGCTGTCCGCTGGCATTCACGCTCGCCGTGTTACCGCCCTGCGTCAGCGTGCTGAGCACCGGCGTCATCGACGCGATGCCCTGAATCGAGAGCACCTGACTGTCGGGAGCCCCCGGCGTCCCGAACGCCGCCGCAAAGTTGGAGGAGGTGAGCAGCGACGCGAGGGTGGTCTCGGTGGCCAGGTTGGCGCTGTTACTCTGCACCTGCAGCGGCGTCATCCCTGGAATACCCTGGACGGTCCTGACCTGCGTATCAGGGGAGGCCGCTGAACCGAAGGCCGCATCGTGGGCAGCGGTCGTGAGGAGCGCGGACGTGTTGAGGTTCGTACCGGCGTTGACGGTCACGGTGCCATCGACCGTCAGGGCACCAGACCCATCGCCAACGAGAAACGTCCCGTTACCAGGATTCACGATGACCGGATTAGCCGTCGTGCCACCGATCACCGAGCCGCCCGAGGCCGGGAGGGCAATCCCGAAGAGGGTCAGTGTTTGCGTTCCTGCTCCCGAATCGGCATCAACTGTGACATTGGACTGTTGATTGGTGAACGTGCCACTTCCGGCGTTGACGGTTGGGGTGTTCTGGACCGCGACATTCAGCCGGTTATTGTTGTCGTCCCACACATCGGCAAAGATCTTGACGAGGCCCTTGAGGAACGCCATTACGCTGTTCGGTGTGACGGCATCCGTCGAGGCGGTATCCCCTTTCGCGCCGGTGGTCGCATGGGCGCCATCGACGGAACTCGTCTTCTGCGTTTGCGGTGCGCTTTGCGCCTGCACAGGCAATCCACTGAGCCCAACCAGGACCACCGTGATGAGGAGGACTCGCCTCAGGTGCATACTCACTCCTGCGTATAGAAGACCCGTCCGGAACACTGCACGGCTTGGGTCGTATTGACGTTCAACGGACTATTCGTACCGAGCGTGAACCAGGGGTCGGTGTCCTTCGGCAGCAACACGACACCGCCTTGCGCAAGATCGATCACACCCATCATCGGGGTGACACCGTCACGGATCGAGACCGATTGGTCCCCGTTCGACCAAAGCAACAGCTTCCAGATGCGAATGATCTTTCCGGCAACGGCCGCGATGAGGATGTGATCCCCGGTCGTCGCAAAATTGATGGGGAGTTCCAAGAGCCCGCTTGCGGCCTGTCGAACCACCTGTCCATATTCCGTACTCGACGGCTGCGTATTCTTCACTCGCGCCAAGGCGACTGGATCAACCGGATCCGCCGCCACCTGGCGCGATCGATGGACGACCTGCCCACTGACCGTCAACACATCCTGGTCTATTTTTTTCCCGGTGCTATCCGGAGGGACCTGAATGTAGCCGTCAGACATGCGTCATCCTGCTCCGTGCGGTTGTGACGGCGGAGCGGGCGGCACCACTCCAGCCAACTCCTTGACCTTCTCCCAGCTACGGCCCCCGACGTACAGGCCGAAAAAGACACCGGCGAGGTAATAGAAATCTTCGTGGAGATCGAGATGTTTTGGTTCTTTGCCTTGCCAGAGGAGCCAGGACGGCACGACGATGAAGGCAAAGAGGAGAATGGCGTAAATGACGTAGGGGCCGGTCGGACGAGCGAGCTTCACGTAGGTGCGTTCAACGTCAGTCATGGCGCACTCCATAAAAAAGCCCGGCAGACGAGAGGAGTCTCATCTACCGGGCTTCAGTGAACTGATCACCCGATCGAATCGTTTCAATCCTCGCCTGCCCGTTCGAGCAGGCGCACGGCTATCTTACGGCGACTGGTGCATCGCCCAACAGATTATTTCGTCACGCGAGTGCGGCCGGCATGCGACCGCGATAGAGATGCACCGCGCCGCTGTCTCGCGTGCCGATCTTGATCCCATGCTCAAACCACCGCTTCAGCACCACTTCTTCATCCTTGTTCGCCACTGAACAAGTCATGGCCACGATGACTTTGTCGTTCTTGTCCGTCACGATGCATTTGTGATCCACGGTCGTGGGGTCGACCCATCGAATGCGATCGACATACACACGCCCATGCACGAGTGGACCAGTCACCGCCGAATCCACAATCCACGGATCAGTCTCAAATGAGTTGGCCATAGATGCTCCTTACTGTTCTCCGATATACCGCCCGTTGACGACACTGAGACACTTCCCGTTCTGACAGCGCACGCTATCGGCTCCGCTCACGAAATCCCATTCGACTCGCGTCATGGACGGCGGAACAGCCTCGGTGTGGACTGGCGGCGATGGCTGTCTCTGTTGCTGACGATACGCCCCGATCAGGGCATAGAGCGCGAGATCCAAGCGCGTCGTACGCATCAGCCAGCACCAGGCCAAGACGACACGCGTCGTCATGCGAGCCCAATCCGTTTCTTTTGCGCGTCCGTCAGCTCAATCTGTTTGACCCAATTGCAGCGGCAGATCGGGTGGGCTGGAATGGCCGGAACAACTAATTCATCTGGATCACGATCGATCAGCCCAATTCCGTCCACCCGTTTTTTCTTCGCAATCGCTCGACCGACATTCATCAGGTGCTTGCCCGCCCAGACCATCGTGTCAGGGTCTTTATGAGTTTGGTGCGCCGGGACCACAAGAAAGGTTTTCCCATCCTGGCTTTTGCAATAGTCACAACAACCGGGATGCGCAAGCCACCGCACCGATTCTCCAGGCGTCGTCGCCAACAAGAACCCATCTGATCCATTGATGGCCGTTTCCGTCACCACCACCCGGCGCCAATCGCGATTGAGATCACCAAAAGCATCGGACAAGGCCTGCTGTAGCGGCGCACCCTGATAGCGTATGTGCCCCGTGGCGATTCTGGCGCGTTCCGCGTCAATCAAGATCTTTTGCAGCTTCGAACGAGTGCCGTGCGTGAGGTCAGCCACCAACCGACCCGCTGAGACTTGCGCGACTTGGAGCCGGGCGGCATCGGCGTCGTCCATCAATCCCGCTTTGTAGGCCTGCGTCATCGACACCGGAATCTCCGCCACGGCGGCCCTCGGCGTGGTCACTGCGCCGCCAGCATGGAGTTTGCCTGCTAAGTACTGGCGAACAGCCTGTCGTTTGGCTTCGTTCTGCGTCAAGGCGACCGGTAGATACTTCTGCATCAAACAATCCAGCATATCGATATAATCGTGGATCGTGAGGCTGCCCGGCTCGGCTGATCGGGCCAGCTGTTCGAGTTGCTTACATCGGTTCTCCGGTGCCTCCTCAACTGCCTTTGCCATTTGCCGTGGGGGGCCAGAGACCAGAAGGAGCAGCAATTTCACCTGCAACTTGTGTAGCGCCTGCACCAACCAATCGGTCCCGGCATTCTCCACTTCGGCGAAGAGCGCACTGGTCGGATGCGGATCGAACAGCATCCGCTCTTCCACGGCTTTACACAGATAATCGACCGCCAGGTTCGCCTGGTCTGCCGGCACTCTGGTGGCATCGATCAGCATCAGAGCGCCACAAACCGAAAATCGTCCCGCTCGCAGATCGCTTCAGGAGTGGCGTGGTTCCTCAACACATAGAGCTGATGGACACAAATCGAGCGATGCGCCGCCCGTGCGAGATCCACTTCCGCCGCCACCCGTTCGATCGGCACTTGGATCACGCTCGACGGCTCGCCGCGCCGGTGAATGATGAAGGGACGTGCTGGATCGTGCAGAACGCCGATGGTCATCATACGGCGTGGGGCTCCCTGGGCTCGCTGGACGGCTGCGTCGTGTCCGCTTCGATGCACTGCAACAGCTTGGCATAGACCGACACATCTTGGAGCCGTGCCTGGATCCCTTCGACACGGGTCTCAATCCGTTGAGACTTGATCCATAAATAGGCATCGACTTGCTTCAGCATATAGACCAGGGCCACCATGGCCGGATCCGTCAGGTCAAGGCCAGGGTAGAGTTTCAGGATGTGGCTCACGCGTAAGAAGTTCCCGAGCGGATGACCGCCGTGCGCATAGTCATGGTTCTTCTGGTCATGAAGCTCAAGCTCGTGGAGGGTAAGATCTGGAAACAGCGGATGGCCGTTCGGGTAACTGGTCCGTAGAGCCGACAACAGTGCGTGCTTGACGTGATCCATCACGCTTCCCCTACGGACACCAATGATGCGTTTTGGTGCCGCCGTCGTATGGCACCGCGAGTCCCAGATCGAGCAAGACCTGGTTCAGGTTGATGCCGTCGGCCATCACCGTGGCATTCAGTCGAAAATACTTGTCCCGTTTCGGATCTTGCAGGGCAATCGCTTTGGCCTGTTGCAGATGACGCACGAGCAGCGCTTTCGCGGCCTGTGCCACGCGACGCGCTTCGAGGCAGGGCGCGTTCAGTTCTGGCGTATCAATCCCCTGCAGTCGGACCGACACGTTCCGGCCAAAGACATCGGGGACATGCTGAATGTTGACGATGCAGGTGTCGCCGTCATGGCAGCGGACATACTGCACCCCAATCACATCATCGTAGGCCAACACCGGCGTCCACAGGAACCCCACGCCACACGCAAGCACAAGCAGGAACCACCGCATCGCGTCCTCCCTTACCCAACGACCACAATCTCATCTGATCGGATGCCGCTCGTCCGACCCACGGCCTTCCGGAACATGGTCGACCGATCCCGGTCCGCGTCGTCCTTCACGGCCTCATACCCGCCCGCCATCGCTTGATCGGCTTTTGCGGGATCACGGTTGCCTTGATCGGTCACCGCCGATTCTGGTTGGCGACCTTGCGTGTCACCATCTGGCTGTTTCCGATCTCCCGATTCTTGCACCCTCGCCTCCGGTTCCGGCTTCTCAGGCGTCTGACCAGCCCCACCCAGCGCGGCTTGTTGCGCTTGGCTATACACGCCGACTAAGGACGGATTAAGCGGCGCATTCCCCCAGGACTCGGTTGTCGGTTCGTCGCCCTCTGCCACGCGCAATTCATTCACCGATTTGGTGAGTTTCGCATACTCCCGCTTCCATTCGAGATCCAAGGGACGCAGGCCATAGAACCGAAACACATAGTCCGGCGCCACGCGTGACAACAGATAGTCCGTCATCCCGTTTTCGAGGAACGACATCAACGGTTCCAGCCCAGTATCTCGCGCATCCGCTAACCGTTCCGCCGTATCGGATCCAGAGAGCGACGACCGTCCTGCGTGAAATGATTCGGCATAGATTTCCGTGGGGTCCATGCCATAGACGGCACAGATGATCGAGGTGAGCAGAATCATCCACTTGGCGAAATACATGTCCGTAAACTCGTTGTCGAACTTCGTATAGGTCGCTGAGGATTCTTTGCTGTCGCTCACCATCACCGGTAACGACCAGGCGTTATTGACGCCGCGCACCATGGCGTTCCATTGTTGCCTAAAACCGTTCAGCTGGTTTTGATCGAATGAGCCAAAGATCGTGAGCAGCCCCTTCGGAATCGCATTGGCGTCGAATCCACGTAGGTTATACGTCAGTGCGTTCAGATAGCCGGTCACGACCTTGACGACCATCTCCGGTGGCGCGTACCCATAGCCGCCAAAGCTCACATCGGATCGTGGATTCATCGTGAGATAGGCCATCTCGTCCGCGTTATATTTGGTGACCGGCATGCCATCGACGATCTGCACCGCGATGATCTCATCGTCTCCCTGATACCCTTCTTCCGACGCGAGATAGACCGTGCTGGCATCGACCGCATGATAGCCAAACAGCGACTTGCCGTTGTTGGTCGGCACCGTTTCAATTGCCCACGCATCGAGCGTGAGAATATCGCGCAGGCTCTTGGTCATGAACGTGGTGAGCGTATCGTGCTTCAGCTGTTGCCGTTTGCGCGGCGTGCGTTCCCATCCGGAGTGCAGCACGAACTGTTCGAGCGCGGTTTCTTCCGGGCCTTTGCGAGGCTTCACCGTCCCCGTTTCGTCGTTCCGGCGCACTTCAAACCCTAAGTCACGATTCCGTTCGACCGTGCGGAGAAAGCGCCCGATGACGCGCTGTCGCCGAAGAATGATCGCGTTGATCAGCGGCGTCTGTTCGACCATCAAGCGGAGGTGGAAGGAGCCAAACTGCGACGGCCGCATTTTGTAGCCGCCTGGGGCTGTGCCGAACATGCCGCGTTCATCGACAAACAACGACATGGCTTCGCCGTGTTTTCTCTCACCCTGAATTGGATAGATCCCGGTACCCTGCCAAAGTCCGCCTTTCGCCATCGTGCCTTGGTCGTAGGCAGACTGGATATGTTCGACGAGGGAACGAATGGCCGATTGATCGGGAAAGTCTGACGTGGTGGGCTGAAACTGGGCTTCGAGTTCCGTGCGGGCCTGGACGCGCTCAGCGACCGGCGCATCAGGAGACGAGGCGACACGGGCTAATTCAGGAGCATTCATAGCACTCCTACGACGTGAGTAAGACAACTCGCAGGCTATTATCTACTGACTGTTGCGTTTCGCGGAGGATTATTTCCGGGTGCTGCACATGCTCTAACAAGAATTCGTCAACCATCATCCTGTTACGCACAACACCATTCGGGAGCACAATCCAGGCGTCATAGATCCGCACTCCCGATTCTCGCTTCCACCAGCCATACAGTGCCCCGTCCAAGAGCGACAACGACCACAGCGGATTCTGCTTGGCCTGTACCGCTCTGACCGACAGTTTCAAAAACTGGCGCCGCGGGGTGACCCTCCGGCTCATTCCTCGGCCCGCTCCATGTATAACGCACACGCTGGCATTCCAGCCTGCACACTGAACCGTCTTGCCTGACACGTGCTCTTGTCGGCATCGAAATGCTGACACTTCCCGCAGGTCCCTGCGAGGGCGTTCGTCTTCGGCAGCGTCAAGATCTTCGCCTGAATCTGTGCCGCATCCCCGGCCTGCGTGAGCGATAAGTCCGGCTTCTTCTCCTTCAGCTCTTTGACCGTTGGAACCGTTGATCCGTGTTGGGGCACCCACAATTCCGCCGTGACCTGCCGGCGCTGATTCGCCATGAGGCAATAGAGGAACGCATGGAGGAAATGCGGGTCCACCCCGATCTCTTCCCACACCATCGTGAATTCTCCGGTATCCACGGTCTTCTTGGCTTCGGTATCCCGGCGCATCACCGGCAGCTTGCGTCTGGCAACCGACCGGAGATGGAAGAACAAGCCTTGCTCCCCGGTCTCCGGATTGCCGAGACAGATATGGCTCTGCCGTTCCATGCCCTTCGCTCTGACTTTTTGGACGAGTCCTTCCGGCGTCGGACAAGCCACCTGCCGCAACACCCACTGCATCAACGCGAATTCGATGGCCTTGTACCGATCCAGCATGACGTGATGTTCAAACTTACTCTCCGGCTTGGCGCGATAGAGGGCTTTCAGTTGCTCATCGCGATCACTCCACCGGAGCATATGGACATTCTCGGTGTAGTACGCAAGGAACACGCGGCGCTTAAACTGCTTCGCAAAGCGAACCGCTTCGTTGTAGCTGGGAAGGGCATCGATCACACAACAGTCGACGTCATAGCGCACCATCAATTCATAGAGTCGATCGAAGGGGGATTCACCTTGCACAATTTCCAGATGCGCGAGCTTCAACTTGCCATCGCCGGGATAGCCGATCACGACATGGTTTTCGCCGCCGCGTTGGTCCACCCCCATGACACAATGGGTGCCGTCGGTGAGCCAGTGCAGCTCGTGGTCGACACAGGCCAGCGCCACATCGAGCGGCACAAGAATGCTCTCCGGATCGACATAGGGCAGGCCCAACGTGGAGTTGTAGAATTCTTGGCGGTCCGTCGCATGCAGCCATTTGTCCCAAATCCGGCGCGGCGTCATGACCGGAGAAATCAATTGCGGAATGTGAAAGCCGATGACACTGTGCTCTGGCGTCCGCTTCCGGTATTGGCCGTCTTGGAGATCAAGCAGGCGCTTGTCACAGACCGGGCAGCGCCAAAAGTACTCGCCCTTGGATTCTCCGACGCAGTCAGGCCAATGATCGGTCAAGACCACGCCGTCGTGACACCGGCAGCGGGCATGCCAGGTCCGTTGGTCGGATCGCTGAAAGTAGTGGTGGATATCGGAGTTATGGACGAGCGCACCACTCTCCGCGAGGACAAACCATGGCGTGCCATCAACTTCAATGTCGTAGGCGAGATCTTCCCCGTCAGGCCTCACGCTACGCACTTCCGTAACCGCCAATGCATTCATGATGGGCTGGCTCAGTTGTGAGGTAGGATTGTACGAAACGGTAAAAACGGAGAGCCTTTGTGTGATGACCCTCCCCCTCGCGTTCGTCCTCGTGCTGGATCTAGCGGCACGGCAGGAGAGCATAGGGCACTTTCCAAGTCGGCGACACAGAAACATCACTTGCGAGGCCAAGATGTTGCTAGAGGTAAAAAACTCCCATTCGCGCCCAGACGGATGTGACGGCGTAAAGGCCTTGCGTCGGTGTCCATCGCCATCCAGCAAGCCATCCAATAGCGAGGACAATTGACGGGGCGATCCGCCTAGGATGACATCTGGAATGCACTTCTGGCTGGAACCTGTGCCGCAGGCCGCAAAGACAGTTTCGAGATCTGGGCGATGTCGCAGCGTGACACGCACGCCTGCCCTGTCCTCAGTGTACGGCAACCCTTGTGCGTCAGCCCAGGCTTTTACTTTCGTGCGCAGCGGTTTCCCGGTATTCTGCCAGAAGTGCCAGGCGTGAAGATCACGTGTGCCTTCTGCGATCCACGCTCCCACTGCATAGCAAGTCAGAAGATCGAGGGGGGCGTCGATCGTGGTGTCGTGCCACCGAGTGTTCGAGACGTTAGGAAATTCCGTCAATGTGAGCACACCAGAAAGCGGCGGGCCTCCGTGTGCTTTTGGTATGCGAGGAAGGTCGGCTATAGGAGTCCATTTGATCTGCTTCTTGACGTGCTGACGCGACGGACTCTGGGCGAACCGGTGACTGCCCGTACAGCGAATCGTCGTCCCGCCGCTCAAGCGCACGGTGACCATCGGGCGAAGTCCACGACAGATCACACCGTTGATAGTCCGCCAGCGTGGACGATTGCCACCGGCACGGTTGTAGGACAAAACGTCGAATTCCTTCCAGGTGTCAGCGAGGTCACGGATGGCAACCGGGAGCACGCGCCCCGTGATGCGATGTCGCACGACAATAGCGGTCTCGCCTGCAAAGCAATCGGGATACCCAGCCGTAGAGACTTTACAATTGATCGGATAGTCGGAATGGCTGACCCGCTCCGAGGCGCGTTCGATGTCCGTCATTTTCATGCGCCGGACCTCATCAAAGAAGATGCCGCGCATCGGAATGGCTTCCGTACTCGTTTTCCCGCCCATGTAACTAAAGAAGATCGTACTCGCCCCTAACGACCGCACCCGCTTCCGGTCCTCTTTTTTGACCTTGAGCCCGTTGATCCGTTGATCGGCCTCCCCGGCTAGAATAGCCAGACTTGGATTCGAGGCCACCATGGGTTGAAACCGATCCGACGAAAAGATGTCGGCCATTTCCCGGTCTGGCAGGAAGTACCCGAATTTATCCGCCCAGAACTTCAACGCCGCAAAGATCAGCCCGCCCATAATCGTGACGCTTTTCCCAACTTGGGCGGCGGACATGAGGACGAAATCAAACGAGTCCTGGGTACGGTCACACGCAAACGCCTGGTAGGGCTCAATCAGGTAGCGATGCCGTGCGAAGTCGATGGGCTTCTTGTCGACGAGGTACGGCCGGGAGGACACGAAGTCGAACAGCGTGTCGGGCAGATTGGTCACCGCCGGCGGCGGAGCCAGCACCAGCCCGCTATTCGCTCGTTGCTCCAACCGGTCCGCCAGCCCCCACAAGAGGGAGCGCAGTGCGGAGGTCCCGCCCAAAGGCGGCAAAGTCTTCGGGTTTGGTAAGGTAGCGTGCAACGATGCTCTCCACAATTTGCACAAATTGCAGAATCAAGGTCGGCGTGAGCTTCACCGCCTGGGCCGTTTCGATCGCGCTCTTGCGTTGTATCACCATGCTCAGTTGCGCGATTTGCTCACAGGTCGCGTTCATTCGTGCCATATCCGACTGAAACCGCCCTGGATCTTTTTCCGGCAAGGTCTCGATCGCGCCCCGCGCTTTCTCGGCAAACTCATGAATGATCACGCGCATCAGCGCGATTTCCTTGTCCAGCGACGAGAGATCCGGCGCCTTCGCCAGCTGTTCAACCATCTCCCGGTTCTGCTCGGACACCACCGACGAGTAGAGCCCGTGCTTGATCGGGGTCTTCCCCCCATGGAGCCAACACCGCCCTGTCCCGAAATGATCAGTCTTGAACCCAGCCGGATTCGTACAGGTGAGACTGCCATTGCGTCCAGGACCCTGCTTTTTCTTCGCCCCACACTTGCCGGGTGGTGCATGGGGTGTACGAGAGGCTCGTTTGCGCATAAGGTGCTAGCTCTGCTCCACAGACACCACCAGATTCGCACTGCGCCGATCGATCAACCGCTTCAGGGATTCTTTGTCAGAATCGGGAACCGTGAACGTCACACGCCCACCGCCATCCCCATCGATCTTGATACACGATGCACCTTGTAAGATCGCATGAAAGATAATGGGAATGTCGGAATGATCGTTCTGGTTCACATCACCAGGGCCAAGGTGTGTAGCCAGTTCACGACACCCTATGTGCTCCACCTGCTCGCCTCCCACGTGCCCTTCATCCATAATGCTCCTCTGCCAGTTTGAGGCCAATCTCTCCCAAGGCCTCTTCAATTTCGTGCACGACTTTCACGCCCATCAGCGGTAACCGCAACAAGCGCAGACGCGAATAGGTACAGAGTTTCCCAATCGTATCGATGTCATAGCGCACCAGCCGATTCATGGCTCGGGTGGACAGCGTAAATTCTCTGGCGACCTTCCGTTGATACAGCTCTCGCTTCAATCGTGCGGAAAGCTGGGTTAAGGCTTCAGCAATCAGTGCGTCATCTTCCCATTGCGTAATGGGCGGAATTTCGACGGTCGGATCTTCACCGGTCGCGACTAAAATCGGGTGCATCTTCATGCCTCCCTCACCACGCCGCACAACCAGGATTGAGGAATCTCAGCTCGCAACCCTGTCTTCGAATGGTGCGCGATCACCACCCGATCCGCATCGTCCATGACGAATACCCCGGAGCACCGACCCAACGCAGGCGAATCCCACACGACCGTACACCCTGGTTTCCTGTCTGACACCGGCAACAACTCAGAGGCCGGCGCAGACTTCTCGTCGTGAGCGAACGACAGGGCGGGCCTGCTCGTCTTGGTTACGCCGCTCCAATTCGATTTCATAATCCTGCACAGACGCGACGGTCACCCCGAAGGTATGAGGCGTGAGCCACACGCGACGCAGCTTCCCTCGATCGATCAACCGTGCAATCGTGCTGTGATGCACGCTCAAGCGGATCGCGGCCTGTCTACAACTCATCCACGGTTGCCGTTTCATGACCATAAAAAAGCCTGACTCCGTAGGCTTCGCTACGCAATCAGGCTCCGGTGATCCAGTCGCCTTCAACTTACTAGGCTGGACGCGGCTTGCGCATCCGCAACGTCACGGCCACTTCCACCGCATCGTGCTCATGCACACGAACAACCAGCTCGCCAAATCCTTCCTGTTTCAAGCGAGCCAAGCGATCCACGATTTCTTGATCAGAATAGCAGACCGTCTGAGGTTCTTTCATGCGAGTAGACACCGCCTCCCGGTCATCAACAGCCTGATGGGCGTCTTGGTTGGCACATTCACCACGATTTCAGGTCTCTCGTTATCCGCCTGGGCCTCGAACCGTCCCAGGACTCGTGGTCAGACCGCACCGCTCGTCGCGAGTCCCCGGCCTGTGGTCTTACGGGCGTTACGGGCCTGCCTAGGACAGGCGCTACTGCTGACACGACAGCATCAGACTGCCCATGACTCGGAGTTGGTTGCAGGCATACGATTCGTCATTCTGCTCTACTCCCACACCACCACTCTACCCCAAATTGGTGAGCGAGTACGCCCTCATTTGTGCATATTCGGCGTCCTACTCAGGCGTAAAGGAATCCTTTACGCCTGCACCAGTTATTTTGGTAACCGCATCCTGAGCCTGCTGCATCGCCGCTTTCATTCTGGCATTCCAGACATGCAAGCTCGTCGTCTCTCCTTGGTTACCCCACGCGCTCAAAATATGCTTCAGCGCCTCACGTAGTGGCTGTGTCGCAAGATCAAGGGTTGACTGCTTGAAGGTATTCGCTTTATGGCGGCTCCTCCTCTGATGTATAGGAAAAATCCCACGGCGTTTGGAGCGGGTTGCTAGAAACACGATTCGCCGCTTCCATCCATCCCATGCACGGCTCTGACGTGTGCTCATGACAGGAAAACTGGATATCCTCCATCACACATTTCAGCGCATCCATCACGGTAGCAAGACATCCGTTCGGAATCGTGCCAGCCCGAAAGGCACAGGTGCGACATCGGACTCGCGTGTCCGGAAAGCGTGTGATCGATTCAGCCTCGGCCTCATCAGCAAGACGAGCCAGTTGAGTGCCCAGCATACGGCCTTCAGGCGTCGGACGATTCGGTACCATGCTCATCATTGCTCCTTCCCTCGGCGTTCGAAGACCTCATCCTCAATGATGAATCCATCTGCTGTATTGAGAGTGAGGATCGCTCTGAGAATTTCACGTTCCCTTCCCCTCCCTCCACTCGCGCACCTCGGGCCGGGCGAGAAAAGCGACGGCAGTTGTCGTATCAAGTCGTGACCATGCTGCATTTTGTGTAATCAGCTCCGCAAATCCGACCGCCTCGGCCAGGAGGGCGCGATTCGCACCGATCAATGACTCCACTTGCCCTCTCTGTTGCCGAGCATTGATATCGTCGTCTGCTTCCATCGCTTTGATCTGCTTATTCAGCCGCTCGCTCTCCCGCTCCTTCTGGGCCAGCGCGGCTTCGAGCGTGTCGATATAATGCATTATTTTTACAAGCTGATCGTTCCCACCAAGGCCGCGCCTGGTGCTACGGCTAATCACGATTCAGGCGGCGTCCATCCAGCCCTCACGAGTAGATCAAACGGAATGCGCGTTTCTATATTTGTCAGGCCATCGTCGCAAACCACACGCAAGTACGGTTTAAATGGATGCGGAACGGAAATATATTCAAGAGGACGATAAAATGTCTCAACTTGAGTATCGTCTACCGTGCCATCAGTTCGAACATGATCTCGAAACCCTTCCGGTAAACTTCTTTCTCTCCGCTCTGCTTCTTCGACTGTCATGATCTGCGCCATCACATGAAAGTCGTCCTTGTTTTCCATCATTACCTTTCTGGCCAACATCTGGCCTGCCATTGCGGCTTTCCGCCCGGCATCCCCACGGCGGCTCGACATCGCATCGATCCACCAGGATGAATGATCACCAGCTCAGGTTTGCATGCAGCCTGGTGAGATGGTCCTTCCTTTTCCCAGACCGTGGCCCAGTACTCACAGTCCGACTTGCTCAAGTTGCGCACCTCCCGCTGCTCCACATACACCGACACCCGCTCGGTCATGCTAGCTCTGTCCATTCAAAGGCTTTCCGAATGCCTGCCTCCGTCACATGGAAGCAGTGCTCCATTCTTCCCGGCCTCATATATCCCTCCTCAACTAGGGCAAGCACGTCAGCGTACCCATCACACTCTGGTGCTGTCGCGTAGCGGTTATGATAGGGCCAGTCCGGGTCTTCAACCGTACGAGGCAGGACAGGCCCATCAGGAAGGCCGAGGGAGTGCCGAAGAATATGTCTTTGCTTAGGACTCATCATCTCCCCTCCTGGCATCCCGCGCTTATGGGTTGATCTTCTCGTAGCTCACGACTTTCCTGAGTCCCAGCGCCTTCAACAGCCCTTCGCCGGGGTCTCGTTTCCCTCTCAACACGTCCGATACATAGGCTGGAGAGAGTTTGGATCGTGTGGCCCATTGATACTGTGAACCTGCTTGTTCACACGCCTCAGCAAGAACGCACCGCAGTTGGCCGATCTTCATCACCCCACCTTGTTGGGCTTCAGCACCCGCTTCGCTTCCTTCCCTGGTTGTACGTCCGCCACCTTGACTCGTTTCAGAGAGCGTGTCTGAAATTGCACCACGCGAGCATGCAACAGGCCAACGCCCTGGAGCTGTTCGTCCGAGGCTCCCAGCTCCTTGCACTTCGCTTCATAGGCTTCTAGCGCCGCCGGTACCGCTGGATCTCGCGCTAAGAACACAATCGCGTTCTTCTGGCTGTAGGCCTTCCCACTTGACAGCGACACCGCCTCAAACTTGAACTTCCGATCAATAGCTTCTCCCATCGGTCCCTCCTTGTGATGAAAATGGCTGACGCCCTTCGTCAGCCGGGTGAACAACCGAATACGCTCACATTGGAAAACGATACTTAGCGTTGATCCACTGCAGAATACGTATTTCGGCTGGTAACATATACACGTATGGCCCTCGGCTATGCGCCGCCACCCATTCGCCATCCCGCACTGTGTAGACATAGTTAAACTGAATGCGCGTAATAACCGTCTCGGGCCTACAGCCTGTGTGGGTCTCACAAAAGAACCGCACAAACTCAGACGGCCAACAGTACGAACTCGGCGGCGGAAACCCTTCGCGCACACACTCCTCCATGCCATACTCCAGCTCATCCGTCATGCGTCGAAGCGGCTCATGCCGAACGTCGACGGCCCGGAGAATCTTGAGCCGTTCGATCTTCTCTCCTGGCTTCAAACCCATCCCCTTCTTGACGGCACAGAAGAGTTGTCCAGGCTTGAGATGCGTCCATCCCAACCGGCGCGTGACCGTCTTCGTTTCGTCCTTCACTTGGTCGATGGTGAGGGCAACGCTCATGTTCCGCATGGTTTGATTCCCGATCTCATTTCGACACCGCTTCGAGAGTCAGTGCCAAAAGATCCATTTCGTCCATCTTCCAGAGTAGATAGAACTTCCCGCCATGAATCCCGGTCTTGCCTTGATGATGTTCTTTGCACAGCGGGATGACCAACCAATCACTGGACCGCTGGCTCATCCCTTGTCCTTCTCGCACGTGATGCAGGTTTGCGGGCGTGTCTCCAAGCCCAAGATGCCGACAGAGGACACAGCCCAGACTGGCCACCGTCGTTTTCCATCTCTTGCCCGTCATCGATCGTCACCGTTGGCCAGCAGTTTTGGACTTCGAAAATTCATGGGCTCAACGGTTGTTGTACAAGTGCAGGCCTATCCCAGCCACGATGAGCCCAATCCAAAACCCCACCCCCACTCCGAGCCTCAGCCCTTCGAGTAAATTCGCATCAATGGTCATACCCATCTTCCTTTCCAGCCCGAGGAGTGGATCACCCCTTACCCCACCTCACGGCTCCTGATGTAGCCTGAACCGTATCCCCTTCAGCTTCATCATTTCGTAAAGATAGTGCGCGAACTCCTCTGGCCTCTGCTGTAGAGATCGCATCGTCACTGCGTGATCTTCCGTCGTTTCCTTCACGACCTCAATGATCCGTCTCTCGATATCCCCGATGGCCTTGACTGGCCCACCGTTCAGCCAGCCGTCGAGGCAATCGAACAGGGTAATGACCTGCCGCACACTGAGCACGAGTTCTATCTCATCACCGATTTTTAACGCCTCATGAACTCCGGTCAGGCTATCGCGTTCAATGCGGACATTAATCTTGCCATTACACCACTGTTCATCCTCCGTGAGATCAACGAAGAGGCGTGCCATTTGGATACTCCCGTACGCGCAGATCCTCCGGCCAATGCTTTCCTTGGTGGACGAATTGAATGGCCGACTTCGATACGCCGCAGAGAACCGCAAGAACTCTTTGGCCTACAATCCCTTTAAGCCGTCTGATTTCATGAACCTGACCAACTGTTAATTTGGCACGGCCATTCTCTGTTCCGCATAGTGGCCTCCCGCCAGGCCTTCCGTTTCTCACGGCGTGGCGTTGATTTTGGATTTGCGTGAGCCATTCAAGATTGGCAGCACAGTTATTTATCTTGTTGCAGTCTTTATGGTTAGGGAACTTCCCTCTCGGCCTACGGCCATGGAATGCCTCAGCAACAAGAACGTGGATGCCGAACGTTCTCTTTTTGTCTTTTCGGCAGAGTTGCACTCGCATATAGTCACAAGTCTTTGTAGGTGCCTTAGCCCTCAAGATTCGTCCAACAGTCGCGCCTCTCCCACTAGCAACTCTTCTCACTCGCCCAAGACTGGACACGGTGTATTCGCGCTCGTAGCCAACAACCGGATGCCATTCCTCAATCATCATGGGTACTCCCTAACTCTTAAATCTTTCGGCCACTCTTCCATTGCGCCGCCTTTCCTGTCCTGTAAATTCAATCCTCCATTCGCATCCATCTTGGTAAGCGACCAGGTTTCAAGCTCGGATACATCAGCAGATGGCCGTGCGCCTATCTGCTTGACAAACACGGGCACGCCCGCCTCCCGGCACTGCTTGACTGTTGAGCGAATCCATGCGAGATCGCACGGCCTCGCCTTTGGCCCGGACTCGCCGCCGACAACGATCCAATCGAGTTTTTCGTACTGCTTGCCGGTAGGGCTTTTGAGTCGTTCGAGAAATGAGAAACCGCCACGGTATAAATCCACCGGCCCCAGCAACGGCTCCGCACTCACCCATCGCACCGCTGCCGGAGTCTGCAGTAAAATCGGAATTCGCTCATCCGCCGTATTTTGATCCTCGACCGAAACCCCCAGCCACACGTTGGGCAGAGGCCATGCGGCCCACTTGATTTTCGATAGCGGCTCAAGCACTTCCCTTGCAGAATAGGCGCACAACAAAGACTCGGCTGAATATTCGTCAGCTTTCGGCCATGCACCACCTTGCTTGACTAGCTCGCGTGTTAATCCTGAGCGATGCGACCCAATCCATTTAAACCAGGTCAGCATCCTCTCGGGCCGCTTCGTTAGGACCTGGAAAGAATGTTCGGGTGAAGCAGCCATCACGCCAAATATGGACGCAATGAATTTATTCGGTACATCCTCATGAAACAGATCGGACATCGAATTGACGAACACCTTGCGCGGCTGCTTCCAGTGCAACGGTGCTTCTAGGGATTCCGGCACAAGCTTGATCCTGCCGGTCCACCAAGGCCCTTGGCTGCGGAGTTCCGTCAGGCCTTCGTATGGTTGCCCGAGTCCGCTAAAACGATAGGCTTGTTTCATCGCGTAACAGTTCCGGCACCCTTCTGACACCACCGTACACCCTCTGACAGGATTCCAAGTTGTGTCGGTCCATTGTATGGTCGTCACACCCATCAGCTATTTCCCTCCCCCGCTATCGTTCAGCTCGGACGTCTTGGAAGGCTTCGATGAACGCCTTGGCTGCTTCGGCATTGATCGCATTGCCGTATCCGCGCAAGCGCACCACACGGGCAGAAGCCCTTGTAACCAGCGGGGAAGAGCCGGATTCAATTGGCCTGGCTTTTCCATCAGCGCAGTGGAGCCACTCAGCGTCAGCCCAGAAACCGTTGACTGGACCAGGCGTACCACCGCTTGCAAATCGCCCCCCCCTGAATTGAACCGGCCCAGTTCCTTCTTCCGTTGCGCACTTTCCGCCCCTCCGGTCGGTGTCTTTGGTGTCGGCCACGAAGTCAACGCGACTTGTTGCGACAGCGGAATTCCTGTGTCCCACGGTCTCGGCGGCTTCACGCCTCTTGAATGATCCTGCGCCGTCGGACTCACCCACGAAGAACAATCGTTGCCGGATGTGCGGCGCCCCGACGCCGCAAGCCGGAAAATCAACCGTCCCGACGGCGTAACCCGCTCCTTCCAAATCAGCCGAAACAACGTCGACCCACGCGAGTCCGTCTTGACTCGCAACCTGTTCGCCAAAGCATAGGTCAGGGCGACACTCGCGGATGAGCCGGAACCATGCGGGCCAGAGATGACGCGGATCGGAGAAGCCTTGCCGTGTCCCGCTCGCACTGAACGACTGACATGGGCAACTCCCTGTCCAAACGGCATCGTCGTCTGCCCATCCGGCGAGACGTAGGGCATAGGACCAGACTCCAATGCCGGCAAAGAAATGGTGCTGGGTGAATCCGGCAAGGTCTCCTGGCTCGACAGCGACGATGCTGCGTTCATCGACTGCTCCATCCGCAATCACCCCTACCTTGATCAACTCTCTGAGCCATGCCGCCATTTTCGGATCGTGTTCGTTGTAGTAGACACTCACGCTCCATGCCCCGTCTGGCAATCAGTGCCCAATCCTTCGGCGCTCCCAATAGCACCGCCGGCAGATACCTTGTCCGGTCATATTCCACGTCGCGACTTCATGCCGACACCTCGGACATATGCAGGTCTTCACTCGCAGATCGCGCATCACCTGGGCCTACTGGGTATACTCCCCGCCTTCATCGTGTGAGGTGTCCTGTGCGCCGCCCTCGCCTTGCTTGCTCAGAAATTGCACCGTCTCCGCCACCACTTCATGCTTACTGTGTTTGGTGCCGTCCTGGTTCTCCCAGCGCCGTTGCTGTAACCGGCCTTCGATTAAGGCCTTGCTGCCTTTCGCAAGATACTGGCAGGCGTTCTCAGCCACCTTGCCAAAGGCCACGACGTCCACAAAGCACACTTCTTCTTTCAGCTCGTCGCCCTGCTTGAACCGTCGATTCGTCGCCAGGCCAAAGGAGCCGACCGGCGTGCCGTTCGTGGTATACCGGAGTTCTGGATTTCTAGTGAGGTGCCCCAGCATGATGATTTTATTGAAGCCAGCCATCGTGTCTCCTGTTAGGCCACTACCGTGATACCGGGAATATTCGTGGACAGCCACGCTTTGATGCGCTGCATGGCCTCGATCTTCCATGCGCCCCCATCCGCTTCGAACAAGGCGATGGACGGAATGGCACCATCGCGTTCTTGCTTGAATCGCAAAACAAACTCAGAAGCAGGCTGCTCAATCTCCGCAAACGTCCGATACGGTGCGAGCTTGTGACGAGGCTTCACGATCTGGCCTTGCTTCAGCGCGACGCCTTTACGGGTCGCCACCTGTTGAGAAATGCCATCGTCTGAACTGGTCGTCACGGCTTCAGCCGTCAAGGCCGAGACCAATTCCAACAGTGCTTCCTGTTCTGGTGTGACGACAAACCGCGAGTGCAGCCCGACGATGAATTCGTCTTTGTCGAGATAGCGCCCAAATGCAAACGAGTCCGCCAACACGGCTTCGGTCGTCGCGTGATCAATCCGCTTCGCCCAGATATCAATGTGGGTGCTGGACAAGGTGACCGTCTTGTGATTACTCACCAACAGAAAGCACACGGCCCGGTTGAGCTTGTTCAGTCCACCTTCAATCAGATCCTTCAACCCGGTGAGGGATTGAATCTTCACGACCGATGGAATAGGTTCGGTTACCGCATGAACGGTCGCCGTCGTATAGGTGCGTCCGAGCATCACCAGTTCTTTGGGTTCCGCCAGCGCCAAGCACTTCTCCAGAAATTCTTTCAACATTGCGCACTCCTTTCGTGATGAGGCGGTGCCTCGGTTAGGGTCTCAGGTTGTAGATACCCGTTGGCACGAATTTCGACTTGGTCGGTTCCTGGCTCTCTTCGGTATACAAGTGCCCTTGATTCACATCGGCGCTGTAGGCGGCCAACTTCCCATCTTTTCGGATGAGGAAAATGGTGCTTTTGACCTGGGCAACCGGTGCCGGTTTGGAGTTCACCGAAAACGAGATGGACGCGCCGGTACGATCCGGCAACGGCTTGAAATCGAACTGCAAGGTAATCCGCCTGCGCTTATCGGCATCGGTATTGATGTCGGCGATATTCGCCAAGATCCGTTCCATTTCGTGGTCGAACAGTTCTTTCGCGGCCCCACCACAGATGTTGTCTAAGCTCACGGTTTCCGTCTGATGCATAAGTCCTCCTTGATGGCTTGTCGTGAAGTATGAGAATTAGCCCATGCCATCCAGCGATGGGCCAAGCACAACCACCTGATCCTTTCGCCCAACCAGGTCGTCTTTGTTCAATTCCATGACCGCCTTGACCGGCATGAGTTTGTAGCCGGAGAGATAGATCCAGACAGGCACATTGGAGAGGGCCAGCAGCTGCGTGGCCAAGTCATGAGTGGTCAATATCTCATCGCCGTTCATGTGATCCATCAGCCCTCCTGTCAATTCAACGCTCCGTCGGTTAACTGCAACAGTCCTCGCTCTGGAATCACGCCCATATCGCACAGCCATTTCAGATGGCTGTTGAATCGTCCCCCGTTCGGATGAATCCCCAACGCTGCCGCCAGTTCCTCTCGACTCAGACCGTGGTCAAGGGTGGATAACACCTCCACGATGCGCCGCTGTCCCTCTTCAGGAAGGGTGGTCTTCAGCGCCGCCAGCCCGGTATCCAGCGTAGTCGCGAGATTGGCGCCGGCTGGCAACAATCGCCACTGATCATCCAGATAGCCAGCGTCCCGCAGCCCCTTGAGATCTGCATTGAATCGTCCACCATTGGGGTGGATGGCTATCCACCGAGCGACGGCTTCTCGGCTCAACGGAATCTCACGTGCCCACAGCATCTTGACGGTATCGAGAATCCGCTGTTGGCCGCTGGTGAGACCGGCGGATGGAGACGGATCACGCTTCTGCGTGTCCCGTGGGATAGGCTTTGGATGTATGAGAGGTTGAGCGTTTGTCCTTTGTCTGCTTATATTATTAGCAACTGTGGACAAACCATCCCGTAAGTCCTTGACTGCCAACGCGATACTCTCTGACAGTGAGGTGCCGCGACTGATAAGATCCTCAAGAGTCTGGGTCTGATAATCGGTAATGGCTGGCACTTCCTTGACCGACTCGACCGGTTTCTTGGTCAGCTCCGTCTTCAGCCTGGCAATCTCTGCCCGTAAGATTTTGGGGTCGTCTGCTTTAGCTTTTTCCATCGTAGCGACCATGCGAGATTCGATGTCCTGCACATCCAACGGAGCCGGGTCCCGTCGTACACGATGTTGCCCGGCTTTGGGGGTCGCTGACGCATCGAACGTTCGTTTCTTGGCAATCGTGATCTTCTTGAATTGTCGCAGCCATTGGGGAGACCAGAGGTAGCACGTGCCCACAGGAAGACCGGGCAGAGCATCCACGAGATTGACATCACCGCCTTCGTAGGTCAGCCATTCCTTGAGCGCTTTGCGTTCCGGCACACCGTTCAGCTGAAACGCCATGATGCACTCGGCTTGCGTGAGCACCTCTTTGTTGACCGACTGTGGTCGTTGGGTCAGCATGGAGACGCCGATGCCGTAGTTCCGCCCTAACCGAATGATTTCCTCGTAGACATGCACCATCCGCGTTTCGTCCTTGCCGACGAACTGCGGGACAATGAGTTGGCACTCTTCGATAATGAGATGCAGGGGGGACGGATCGGCTTCGCCCTTTTTGCGCTGCCAGAGTCGCGCTCCGAAATCTGCGGCAAACCGTTTTCGATCTGAGTAATTGAACTGGCTCAGATCGAGAATGACGCTGCGCCGACTGTCGACGACGACATCCGCCACCACCTCGCCAGCCGTCGCGAGCAAGGGGAGGTCTTGCCGCAGCCCACCAAACACCGGAATGTCATAGCCTTTCGCTTGGCCATCCTGGGCAATGCGCAGCCCAAACCAATTGCCCACGGTATCGAGGATGACGACCTGGATAGAGGACTCAAGCAGCTCTTCGGCGAGCTTGCCCGAGCCATGCGTCTTTCCACTGCCCTTTCGTCCGATCCAGGCAAACGTTTGCGTGCAGGCATCGACAGGCAGGCGCATATCGTCAGACAGATGCAGGCTCTTCATATCGTGTGCTTCCCCTCGCTACGGTCGTGCCCCTTCCAACGCCTCTTGGATTTGCTGGCTCAACTGATTCACCGCTCCAGGAGCATGGTTCGTGAAGATCACGCGCCCGTTGCCGCCCATCTGTTTCAAGGTGTCAAAGTATTGGGTCATCAACACGACGCTCATGACTTCCTTCGCCTCGGTGCCGGGCATCGCCTTTTGAAACTCCTCGACCGACTCACGGAGCCCGTCGATAATGGCCTTCCGTTGGCCGGCTAACCCTTCCCCGCTCAAAATGTTGCTTTGCTTGTCGGCCTCGGCTCGCTTGACGGCAAGAATTCGCTCAGCCTCGCCACGCTCCGTCGCCGCCATGCGCTCACGTTGGGCCGCGTTGATTTCATTCATCGCCTGTTTGACGCGAGTATCTGGTTCGATGTCCGTGACGAGCACCCGATGAATCGTGTAGCCAAACGACGACATGGCTTCGGTCAGCTCCTCCTTCACGGCCTGGGCAATCTCATCCTTCTGCGCAAACGCTTCGTCCAGCTTCATCTTCGGCACTCGGCCTCGAATCACATCGAAGACGTAGGACTTCAATTGCTCCTCGTCGTCGGCCAACATGTAATAGGCTTCGTAAATCTTGTCTGGCATGACGGCGTACTGTACGGCCGCGTGAAGATCGACGAACACATCATCCTGCGTTTTGGTCTCGACCCTGAGGCCCAGCGCCGAGATCCGCAGATCGGCTTCCCACACCCGTTGCTCGATCAGCGGGATCTTGAACCGGAAACCAGGCCGAGCAATCCGATGAAACTTTCCAAACCGCTCGATAATCTCGGCACTCTGTTGCTGCACGGTGAAAACCGTCCCCGCCACCAGCATGCCGAGCAGGATAACCCCCACGCTGCCGAAGAAGAGGAGCATCCACAGATCGTCGGAGGTGTGCAGCGAGACCGCTGCCTCGCTGGCCGTCTTGATCGCAGTCATCGCCTCGTCATACCGTACATACGCTTCACCCAATTCATCCCGGACCACTCTCGACCATTCCATGTGTACCTCCTTCTCTGTGAACGATTAAGGACAGCGGCGGCGTGTGACTACCATTCATAGAGCACGATGGTCAGACTGGTTTCAGGGGATGCACTCCTTCAGGGTGGTCCGAAACTGCGCAACGGCCGCATCTTCCTTATCCATCCGATCAGCCCCTTGTCGCAGACGCATTGATGGCGGGTAGTACACTGCATCGACATCGGAACTCTCGCCAGACTTCGACAGGTATGGAGCAACGGCCTGCATCGCCTCACGCATGCGCTGGTAGCAGGCATACAACAATAAAGGCTCATCCCCATCACAGACGCGCTTTATCGCCCCACTGCTCTTCTGATAGAGTTTGCACCTATCTGGCACTTTCGGCAATTCTCCATAGGGAATAAACGGCATCGGGTCACAGGTGCTGCTCGGCGTTCCGTTCTGGTAGTACACCTTGCATTCAGTCGTCGTGACGGTGAGCTCTCCCGCCCACCCCCACACTGGCCAACTACCAATAACTACTAAAAGTAACGGAATTAGTAGTTGCCTCAGCACCACTCCTAGCGCGACGATCCGTGTTGATCCCGAAATCTGTTTCGGGATCATGGTTTCCTCTTTATTGGCAGTAAGGCCATGTTAGTCATTGCCCTTAGCCATTGGATCACGTCATGGTCACGCTGTAGCGCCTCAACGGCAACACGGTCAGCCTGATGTCCGTCCGGCGAAAGAAATTCCTCTTGGTGTACAAGCAAACTGCCGATCTTAACCAATAAGGCTGCGCTTGGCTTTAAGGGATCAGGCTTCGTAACCTCCTCTGGTTCTGGAATCGGACCTGCCCATTCGCCACTGACATTCTCAACCCTGCACGTGGTAGACCCGCTGCAATAGAGTAGATGCGGCCCGTTCACGCGCACGATCTCACAGACACGTGGAAACGTTTTTCCATTAATTGGTGTCGCGCTCCGATGCCAGTACCACCCCGGCTTGGTGGGCATAGTTATTGTCCAGAGCATGCCCCCTCCTTGTTCCGTGCGGCTTCCTGTCGGCACCAGTCTTCTAGGCCGGTATAGATCTTCAGTGCTTTTTTAGCCGTTGTCAGATCATCGTAATGCCTACGCTGTATTTCCCGACTCACAGCGTGTATGCCTTCGGCAATCATCTCGCGGCAGAGGGATTCGAGTGTCGCGTATAAGCAGAGCCGATCATCCAAATCCTCCCCGATGAGCCAATTTTCACACCGCTCCTTAATATGCTTGTCGGTCATGGCTGCTCCTTCTGCTGTGTCAACTCAACCCACACATCCTCTTGCCATATCGTGTAGATGCCGGCATCGAGAGTAATAATGGTTTGTGCTCGCTGGAGTAGGGAGCGCAATCGTGTTTCTGTCTGCGTCGCCGTCGCCAGTTGTGCCTGGAGCTGTTGGATCTCCTGTCTATGCGCGTCCTTCATCAGATTTATCGCAGTATGCAACTCTGGTTCGGCGGGTTTGCCTGAAGGAGTTGAGGTATTTAAATATGGCAACACTTCTTCAGCCGCCGCTTCTCATATTGCCTGGAGCCGCGCAATCTCGGCGCGTTGCTCGGCGTTTTCACGCAATGCGGCAATATGCGCATCCTGCAATTGTTCGTGGGTCATCGCGTCCCCTTTTCACAGTATCCATATTTCACCAGTTTCTTAAGTCCTAGCGATTTCAGTATCGATGGGCCTAGATCCCGACAACCTGCTAGGACATCTGATACATAAGATGGAGACAGCTTGTGCTTTGTGGCCCATTGATACTGTGATCCAGCTTCCTCGCACGCTTGCTTGAGCATGACCAGAACGTCACTGTGGTCTAAATCCACTTTCATCTCTCCACCTCCCCCAGCTGCACATCCCATGTCTGCTTCACGCCTTGCAGCTTCCTCAGCGCAAACGCCTGCTCTTTGTTGCGCTGTTCCTGCCGTGCAAATCGCGCCTCTTGGTCTCGCTTGAACTGGGCAAATTCTCGTTCCACGGCCAGGGGTGGAGCAGCATCGCGAGCTTGCTGGGTGCCGGAGGTAAGAGCTGGAGGCATCTTACCTCTCGCGCCGTCCTGCTCCACCGTGACCGTTGGCTTTGATTCATACTGCCAGACCATCCCGACCGCGCCGGTACAGAGGCCGAAGAGGTACCAGCCAAGGGCCGCTGCAAAGAGCCGGATTGAAAACTGAGAGACGTGCTGCTCAACGTGCGTGTTCATATTATGATTTCCTCCCATCCATGGCCCTTGCGCTTCACGATTTTCCACGCAAAGCAGGGGAATTTCTCTCTCGCTATTTTGTATCTCGTGATTCCGTCTCTGAGGTTGAGCGACCTGCCCTTCACCTCGATCATGGTCAACGTGCCGTCGTTCTGCCACACGAGAAAGTCAACTCGGTGACGAAGCCCTCGATCTTTCGTGGCCTTATTAGGCGGCACGAGCCATATCGAGAAGGCTTCATACCACCACCACTTGATATTCCCCGCGTGTTTCTCCATCGCGAGGAATTGCGCGTAGGCGTAATTCCACTTGTCGGCCTGCTTCGGCCAGCCGGGAAGAGGTGAGGGGGATGGATTCGATCCATCACTCTTCTTTGTGGGCATCCCTTGGCCGCCCCCCACCCGTTCATCCGGTATCTCCACCGATCTGCCGCCGGTTCGCACTCTCATGCAAACGCCTTTCTCGTCGCTTGCGTGGTCCGCTCGTAGCTTCTTCCGTTCATTGGCCATCCGCCTCTCCCGCGATGGCGCACAGACACCACACAAACACCACAAACAGGACATAGAGCACACCACCCAAGATCCACCACATGGTTACCTCCGATGCCGACGTGGACGGGCGGATCCACCCGTCGCGTTGTTGTGGTTGGTCACGTCATCCCCACTCAACGCCAGACCGGTCCCAATCGCCGCCCCAGCCGCCGCAAGGCCAACCGCGCCTTGAGTCTGGCTGGCAATCGACGGCCCCGGCGTCAGTTGTGGCGGCACGATGTCCTTGCAGTCGTAGAACCAGGATTGCTCCGGATCGGCTTTTCGCAGCTCCGCCATGGCCTCACTCGTATGTTTGTGATCGCACTGCTTGACGGCCCCGGCCTGCATCTGATTCAGCGTGACGCGACTGCCCGCTGGAATATCCTCAACGACCCGCCAGCCGTGTTCGGTTTTTAAACCTTGCTCTTGCGGCGAGACACAGCCCGTGAGCAGCAGCAGCGTCAGCACGTGCATACAACGTGCAACATGTACGTCGAATCTGTCCTGACGAACCCACCATGTTTTCATCTGATCCTCCTCTTAGTTGCCCACCACACCGCCCGCTATGACTCGGGGTATGGCACCGATACATTCCACCGGCAATCCGGTTTTTCGTTTCCTTGCGCCACATCGACAATCTGCACAGAGATGGTGCTCCCGACCGAAGTAGACCGGGAAGGTGTTCCCACACGCACAAGTCCTCTCGTCGATGCCGCGACACCCGCGATACGTCGGCAACAGCCCCACTTCGACGCACAGCTCGCTCCACCGTTGTTTAATGCGACGATCCAACAGCACCTTCGGCGAAAACGAGCCTTCGAACTCGTACAGCGTCATGCTGAGGCGCCGGACACCTAAGCGCTCCGCGACGCACTTGATATCGTGCAACAGCATCTCTTTGGTGATCACCGAGCGAGTGGACCTCGGCGTCCGTCCAGCTTGTCGATCTCGCCAGTATTGCGCGATGATGGCCAGGTGCTCCGCACACATCGACATCGGCCTCCCGTCCGCTTTGCGCTTGGCAGGCTTCGTACAGCGTTGACAGAGACCGTTCATTTTTTGCTGGGCAACCCATCGCTGTGATCGCAGCGTGACAACGTTCGACTCATGCATGACGCGCCTCTACCTGTAGACGCTGATCCTGCATCAGAATGAAACCGGTATTGTGCGACCAACACGCCCGGCACGACCGGACATGAATCGGCAGGCAGGCCCGGTGAATATCCTGTCCGCACCATCCCACACCCCAGCCTCCTTCCCCGCTCGGATTGAACCGCTGAATGTTGGCCATGACGTCAATCGGCTGTCGGCATTGCTGGCAGTCCATGCGTGATCCCTTCCAGTAACTTGATCGCTTCAGTGGTAGGTGCAGGCAGTTCTGCACAGATGCGCTGTCCTTCTTCGTAGGTCAATCGTCCCGCTTGTACCGCTGCCTCAATCGCAGATTGACGTTGATGCTTGTCGTATCCAAGACTGACTGACCATCTGACTAATGCGCCTGCCGCTCGTGCCTCACCGATCAAGGCTTGATATTTTTCTTTAAAAGCCATTCTGGCGGCGATAGGATCGTCACCAAGCGGAGCGACCACGCTATAAGCTTCTCGCATTTCATCAGTCCACACGATCGTGGCCCACTCGTTCCGCATCGCCACTTGCATCATCGCCCACGCTTCCTCAACGCCAGGATGGTTGCCTGGAAGGCGATCGATGATGTCCGCCAACGTGATTCGCTTCAGCTCTCGACGACACCGAGTCAGCGCCGTCATCACCGCACCAGGTTCGTAGAGCGATAAATCCGAGACGACCATGACGAGCTCAGTGTCCGTCATCGATTGACCGATCACCGCATAAGTCCCTTTCACCGCTTCTGTCAGTGTCATCACAACCCCTTCGCCAACATGGCATCGACTCGCTTGATTTGTTCTCTCGCATCGTCTTTCATTTCGGCTTGTTTCACTTCGCTACTCGTCACTTTGTTCCCTGTCAGCCATTGCGTACGCAGTCCCTCGCAATCTCGAACCAGGAGGTCAGGAGGATGTCGAGCACGCACGTACAGCGGCCAGTTATGCGAGAGATAAAATTCAGCGACCGATGGGGCTTCGGTAGACCCAACACGGTCGACGAGCTGACACAGCAAGGAGTTTGTCTTCTGATTTCGAGCCGGCTCTACCCCGTATCGTCCGCGATAGGCCGAAGCGTACGCCTCCCAGGTGTGCGCACTCTTCGCTGGGGCGACGGGAGTCTCGCCCCCGTCGCACCTCTTACTCTTCTTCTTAGGAGAGGAAGGGTTAGGAGAGGAAGGGTTAGGTATTGTCTCTTTCCGCTCGCTTTCTACTCGCTTAGGTGTCGCTTTCTGCTTGGCGTATTTTCCGTGTCCTTTCCCATACTTATAACCATGCTTCGACCAGATCTCTTTCAGTCGTGGGATATTTCCAGAGGAATATTTTTTAATCAAATACGGACCAACATAATCAATCCAATCATGCACTAAGTGACCATCAAGCCATTCCCGCTCTCTCAAGCGAGAGACAAATTCCGACGCGTCTCCATCCCATTCAGCCGCCTGAGCAATGAGAGCATCAGACCATCGAGACAAATCTCCATCCTCTTGCTGTTCTAAGGCGGTATGCCAGAGCGCATGGAGATGCCCCATCATGTGGGCCTTTTTCATCTTGAAATCAAAGGCCAGCTCGATCAGTTTTCGATGCCGTCCTAAGACGGTATGACTCTCAATCCAGGCCACTGCGTTCTCCTCGCTCGCTGTTCATGTGCTGATGACACCATGCGTCAACCGCCTTCATTCAAGTTCCCAATCCATCGAAAGATCTTGATCTCACGAGCATGAGACGACGGCAGCGCCGACTTCTTATGTCCAATCACTTCCCACCCTTTCCCGATCCACACCGCGCCCCAGGCGTTGACATGGGTCGGCGTCAGCCCTAACCGATCCGCTTCGAGACGCAGATCATCGGACGTCACCATGCCGCGTTCCTCCGAAATCCTCATCGCCACCGTGCGCATGGTTCGCACAAACACCTGATTGTTCTCTTCCACGGCCGCTTGCCCGTCGGTCTTGCGCAGGTCACCATCAAAGAGCGGGAGAGGGGCCGCATGCGCCTCAGACATTGATCCGCTCCGCTCTCACCCACAGATGTCGCACCAGCACATCCACCGGTCGTTCAGCGGTCGTGATCGACGACGCCAGGAAGAGCGTCCAGGCCATCCGCTGGTGCAAGTCAGGCACCTGAGAGAGCAGAGAGGCCGCTGCTTCGATCCAGGCCCACGGCGCGTCGTGCACGCTCGTGGACGATGTCTTCAGATCCTCATAGAGCCAATACAGACAATCCCCCGACGTGATCCGGTATGTCTCAGCGGCCTCGGTCATCGGTCTCTCCATCGGTCAACTCGGAATGCCCCGAGTCCAGCAAGCGGGCAAATGTTTTTCAGATTGAGCAACCCCCTCACGCAAACACCTGCACGTGCGACCCGTCCGCATCAGCCGTCACAAAGATCTGTGACGGAAACGTACTCTTCATCGCCTCCACGTGAGTAATCACGATCACGACCTTGAACTCCGAACCCAGAGCGGAGAGGCACTCGCGAAGTTGGGTGAGGCCGTCTTGGTCGAGGCTACCCAATCCTTCATCGATCACCAACGTTTCCACCTTCGCACCCGCACGATTCGCCAGCAGCTTGCTGAGTCCAACCCGAATGGCCAGGTCCAGGCGGAATTTCTCCCCGCCAGAAAAGATCTCGTAGCGCCGCTCCCCTTTGGCATCACTCGCAATGATGTCCAGCGTCTCCGCTAGGCCATCCCGGCTCACCAGCGTTTTCTGAGTTTCGATGCGCACCCGCAGTCCCGTCGAGGAGATCGTACTGAGGATCTGGTTCACTTCCCGCTCAAGCACCGGCAGAGACGATTCCATGACCAACACCGGAATTAGGGCATAGGCCTCGGCAAGAGCCTTGTAGTGCCTAAGATCGCGTTCGATGTCCTGGACCAAGACCGTGAGGTGTGCTGCCTCTGGATGAGCCAATTCCGCCCGTGAGAGCTTTTCTTGAACCAGCCCTTGTTCGATAAGCTTGGCATTGACCTGTTGGCGAAGTGCCTGCTCTGTGGTGTCCAGGCCTGGCAATTCAGCCGCGAGCTGGTGAATCGTCAGGGCCAAAGACTCCGCGCTCCGGAGTCGGTCTTGAATCGTCGTCAGTTCAGCCTGCAGTCGATCCCGTTCATACTGCTTCGTTTCCAGATCCGCATCGAGGCCTGGTAACAGTTGTTCAGCCAGTTCCACCGACGACAGCCGCGCTGCCATCTGTTTCGAGTGAGTCAGGACCGTCTGAAGTCGCGCCTGTTCGCGGCGACACTCGTCTCGCTGTGTGTTCAGTGTGGTGCGCAGCGTCACCATGTCCTGGTACGCGGACTGATCGATGGACGCCGTCCGCGCCAAACGGTCATCGTCGAGCTGGTTGACGGCTTGGAGGAGATCGCCGGCCATGCACATGGCAATCGCTCCACCGTCGCGTGGTCGTTCGGCGAGTGCCGCCACGTTGGCCGGCAGAGCCTGTTGAATCTTGGCGGCATTTAAGGTGAACTGACAGCGCTGCTGCAGATCAGGTCCACACGGCACCTTGTCCAACAGCTGCACGGCCTGTTGATCGCGCTCGATATCCTTCGTGAGGCGGGTGGTGTCGGACTGATATTGCTGGACCAGGAGATCCAGCTTCCCCTTCGCAGTCTGATAGCGCACCTGGATGTCCTGCACCGCCTGTCGGTCGGCATCCACAGCCGCAATCTTCTCCGCCAAGGTGGTCAGTTGCGGTTCGAGGTCTGTGCGAATCTGTTGGTCGATGTCCTGCCAACGTCGTTCCACCTTCTCGGTTTCCTCGAAGGCAGATCGAATCTCTGGCGCCTCGGCCAAGACTGTTTCGTGCGCCGTCCTGGACTGTGTCAGCTGAGCGATGCGGCGATCGATCTCCTGCACCTGCTGCTGGACCTCCGACACACGGAGCCGATCGGTCTCCGCGTGCGCCAGCTGCGCGTCGAGCGTGGCTTTCCGAGCCATCAGATCATGGCGCCGGGTGGTCAGCGTTGAAAGATCAGACTCAAAGGCCGCAACGCACTGTTGAATCGACGCCAGGTGCTGTTGCAAGTCAGGAATGGTCGCAACCAAGGCTGTGGCGACATCCCGATCACGCACAGCAGTCTCGCACTGTGCAGCGAGGCGATTGGTCTCCGCGTTGGCTCGTGTTTTGAGTGCCGCATACCGGTCGAGCCGAAGGATAGAGGCCAGAATGGCTTTCCGCTCCGTCGGACGGGCTTTGGAAAAGGCGTCCGCTTGACCTTGCAAGAGAAACGCGGTCTTGGTGAGTAGGTCGTAATCGAGGCCCAACAGCCGTTCGATTTGCTCCTGCGTCTCAGCAATCGAAGCCCCTGAAATCGGCACCCACTCATCACCGTCTTTGACGTGCAACGCGAGTTCGCTCTTGCCGGCCTTCGTCCGCTTTGATCGTTTGCGAATGACGTGATAGGTCTGACTGTCTTGCGTCCAGACCACTTGGACCGACATTTCCTGTTCACCTGGCTTCATCATTTCGTCGGTCTTGCCACGGCACTGTTCGAAAAAAGCCCAGAGAGGAGCATCGACCAAGCCGGTACTTTTGCCGGTGCCGTTTTGTCCGATGACCGTGCAGGCGGCAATGTTGGAGAGGTCGATGGTCTCGTCGCCGTAATATCCGAAATTCGAGAGGATAATTTTCAGGAGTCTCATTGGGCCTCCTGCGCCACCAGACCGTGATGTTTCTCCACCACCGCTGACATTTCGGCGTCGTCCACTTTGCCAGCCAGCGCTCTCCTCACCGCCTCATCGTCGTTCATCACCTTGGCCATCTCGGCATCTCGCATCCGCTCCGGCGTCACGATTTCCACGTCTTCTTTGAAGTAGATGCCTGGATGCTGTTTCCAGGCTCGCAGGTAATCCTGGATGGCGTCGTATTCCTCGGGCGTCAGACGATCCTTGAACCGAACGACCGTGCCATTGGCCGGCCAGGGCTGCATTTCCCTGGCGATGGCTCGCGCTTTGTCGATGGTCAGATAGGGACGCGCATGCGGGTTCTCGTGAAACTCGACGCGAGGGGGAATCCCCGTTTCCAGGTCGACGATCAGAAACCCTTTACGCTCCCGTTCTTCGCCAAATCCGTTCCGCATCAGGGAGCCGGAATACCAAACATGCTTTTTCGGCGTAAGCGCTTGGGACTGATGAATGTGCCCGAGGGCCGTGTAGTCGAATTCAGCCAATAGATCGAGTGGCAACAAGATATCGTGTTCTAACGAGCGAGGTTGGTCGCCCACCAGCACATTGGCGACTGATCCATGCGCGACCAGCACATGAGCATGGTCCGGCTTAAACTGACGAAGAAAGTCCCGGACGATCGCCCGTAATCCATGATTAACCAGAAGCGTAATGTTTTCCGGTGACTTGTTGGCATGGTCCTGATTCGCCAGGAGCAGAGCTTTCGTGGGATACGGCAAGAGGAAGAGTTGCAGCGGATCAGGATGTCTCAGCGTCACAAGGCCTGGCGTCTCGCTGATGGTGACATGCGGCATGCACTTCACTGTTTCAAGCGCGGTCGCTTCATTCGGATTCGGCGACATGTCATGGTTTCCCGGAATGACATAGACCGGCATAACCTGCGCGAGCTGATACAACCATTCCTTGATGACCCGCACTTCGTTCATGTCCGGTTTCGACGTGTCGAATACATCGCCAGAGATCACCGCAACATGGCACCCTTCGCTGATGGCAACCGCAGAGACATGCGCCAAGCTTTTCTGCATATCCGTGAGCGTGAGTGAATGCCCCGTCTCAGGGTCAATGACGAGTTTGCCTGCCAAGCTTCCGTCTGAGTGAGGATGCAAATCCGACACGTGGAGGAGCTTGGTCATGCTGCCCCCACGTTCTGCAGCTTCTTTGCCTGCTCCTTATAGAAATTCAGTCGGGCGCGATCACTCCACCGAACAAGCCGTGACGCGGTATAGGCATTCGCCTTCGCCGGGTCGGTCCGCTTGACCAAGGCCTCTAATTCTCTCGCCTGCTCTTCGACGGAGAGGGCCTTAAAGTCGCACTCGAACACTTCCTCCTTGGTAAGCGGTGGAGGCGTGGGTATCGGAGCGGATGGTTGCGGTTGCATGACGGGAGGAGCAGCCGTTGCCGGGGTTGTCGGTTGCGTAAGAGGCACTGGCGCCGGTGGCGGAAGCAGCGTCGCACTGGGCGAATGGCCCACATGCGACACTGGGTCCGGCGAGGCCTGGTACTCAAGGGCCGGTGTCTCTCTGACGGGCAGCTGGAGCCGCCCGCTATAGAGCGTTTCGACCATCCCCAGGGCTTGCGCACGGATGAGCGCCGCATCTTCGGGATCGTTCATATCGAGACGCGCTTGGATCTTGAGCACCAAGAACGGTTGCGCCAACTCGTCGCTGGTGTAGGATTCGCGCACCCCAAGACTCTTCACCGCAATGCACTTGGCCCCGGTCGACGCTCGCGGCAAAAGATGCTTCTTCAGCTGCAAGATGTCGTGCCGCGCCTTCTCCTGCACCCATCCGTCGACCGCGTCCGGCGTGGGGAAGGACTGCCGAAACTCCGGACCGTCCTTGGAATCCTGTTGGTAGGAGACGGCCTTCTTCCGATATTTCTCCACCGATTCTTCACGGAACAGATCCACGCGGATTTCCTTCTCGCCGATGATCGTTTTCTTGGTCCCATCAGGCATCGGGCAATGGCCGATGGCTCGATAGTGGATGTAATCGGGATTGGACCCGTTATCGACCCGACCCGTCATGCCTGGCCGCACATCCCAATCGATGCCCAGCGCTTGCTCGATCCGACGCAACGGATTCCGGCCCAGGGCGAATTTGCCGCCAGCCAGCTTGTACACATCGTCTTTGAGGGGATTTGGATCGACCGGCACCGGAATCAGCACCGGCACGTGTTTGGCGGGAATCTCTTGGATGACGAATGGGGTAATGAGATGGACACCCGCCTTCTGCAATTCCAGGAGACGACGATTCAATTCCTGCATGGACGTAATCGGTTCGGTGACAAAATCAGTCATACAGCACTCCTTTCGACTAGCGGATGAGAACGCTCAGGGCCAGGAGGAAGAGAAAGGTCCCCACCAATATCCCCACGCCGATCAGGCCCAGCGTGAGGGCACGTTTGAACGTGAGGTCAATCGCGCCTTGGTAACAGTCGCCACACCACAGCTGGCCCTTCCGGTGAATCATCCACTGTCGCGAACACCCCTCACGATGGCAGGGTTGCACGGGCAGCTTACTGCCGGAGTCCTGCGTGACAACGCAGTTCGGGCGATAGCTATGAGAATGACTCGATTCCATGCTCTCCTCCTTGCAATAGGGCCATGATGGTCGGGCGATGAAACCGCCAGTCCCCGACCCGTCGCCCTGGCAACTGTCCAGCTTTGGCCAGCTTGCGGACTTCCCAGACCGAAATCCGCAGGTAGGCCGCCACGTCCTTCGTGGTCCAGACATCCATATCAACGGGTGCACTCATGTGGGTTTACCCACGGATAAACCACTTTCCTCTTGCGCAGGCTCCGCAATCTCCCGTAAAGCGTAGTAGCCAATGCGCAACCCTTTACTCATGGTCAGCCTCGCTTCACAGGCTTCCTTGATCCATTGTGCGACACGCTTTTGCTTCGCATGGGGTTCACGCCTGCGCATGGCGCACGTCCACATCGCACATTGGCGTTCGATATCCTCGTACAGCACATCCGGCATCTTGACCCCCACGAATCGAGAACTCTTCGGTTGAGGCATAATGTTGCCCTCCATTCTTGTTGACCGAATCCACCACCATCCCCTACACGGCAACAGGGTTGACCGCGACCCACTCCGCACTCGTCTCGTCGTGTTCAACCACCCACCGCTCCTGGGCCTGCGTCTCCCGATTCGCAATGATTACAGAGTCGAGATACGTCCCGCAGATCAGACAGTGGTACGACGGGCTGTGTGTCTCGTCGGTGAAATCGAGATCCGCGTGAAACCGGAGTGACACGTCAGGCAGCATGCGCGAGCAACATTTGTGGCAGTTCATCAGTGGCCCCTTCCTATAAGCCCAGGAATCAGGTCCGTTCCTGCTGCCACACAAGTCCGAACAGCATGTCCCATCGAGAGATGGGCGAGCCTGCTTTTTCTGATTCCTGAGCAGTTGTTGGTGTTGTCTGTGTTCGCCATGGCAGTGGCTCCTTGGGATTTCAGGCAATCAATCGCCCGTATACGCCAATCCGTAGTCTCGACGATTCCGTTCAGCGTTGTCGGCGTAGTCCTGGGCGTCTCGGCGACGCACGGTCGCCGGCACATCTGCACCCATCGCTCGCTCCCGTTCGGTCCGCTCCGCGACGGGTCGGGCATGCTTCAGGCTAGGACCTGCACAGAAAAAGGCATGTTCAAGCGGAATGTTCAGCGCCGTCGCTTCGTCGAGCAGTCCAAGAGGGTGCTTCATGAAGAAGCAGCGACAGTTTTGCAGGCGTTGGCTTCGGAACTCTCGTCGGGTGTCGTCAGGGAACAGCATGGCAGTGCTCCTTTGGATGTCAGGCGACCTTCAGGAAAAAAGACGACGGATCGATATCAAAGGTATTGGCAATGGCCGTGATGTCTTTGGCTGTGGGGGTCACGCGACCTTTTTCCCAATTGCTGATCGTGACACCACTGCGGCCTATGGCCTTGCCCATTTCGTTATGGGAGAGGCGCTTAAAACTCCGCAGGGTCTTGAGTTTTGAAGGGTCAAATTCCCAATGATCAGTTTTCATAGTTGTCTATATATACCCTGTTAATTTACATGTCAAGCGTAAACTTTGACCCTATTAAAAATAATTTCATCGCCTCACAATGCGTCCTTATGGAACGCGGGGCACAGCGCCAACCAGCTACTACGCTATGGGGGAAAGCCCTCGAAGCACTGCGAGAGCGACGCGAGAGAGAGTTAGGTGAGACCTATAGCCAGTATCAACTCGCAAAAGATGCGGATATCCCACAATCCGAATATCGCAATATGTTGCGCCGTGGAGTGCGTGGCCCGTCGCTCAGCAAGGTCGACTCTCTACTAAGAGCCATGCATTACACATGGAATGAATGGGGGATTGAATACGAATCAGTTAAGAGGCGAGAACTGATACTGGCTCATCATCCGAAAGCCATCCCTGTTGAGAAAGTTCTTAAAGGGGGCACAAAGAAATCGTCAGCTGGATAGACCGAGGGTGCTCAGCGATTCTCGCTGTGAAGTGGTCGGATGGCATCTGGGAGATTCAGGCAAACGACAGAGGATAGCGGATCGTCCCACAGCCAAGCTATCGTACAAAAGAGGGTGAGCAATCCGCTGGAAGTGTAGCTAGCGTGCAGGACAACGTAAGGAGGCTCCTATGAGGACAGGGTTGATCTTGCTCGCACTGGTGTTGTTCGCCTCGGTCTCATCATCACGAGCGGATGAATCGACTACTCCTGCGCTCCCTACCGGCCTGCTTGTGGAATACCTCACGAACCTCCACGCGACTGTAGAACGGACCAAGGCCTCCCTAGAAAAGCGTCTGGGAGACATACGGAACATGCTTCAGAGTGAACAGCAGCGCGATCAAGAGCTGGTGGCACGAGCCGAGGCCCATACGCCGCAATCCATGAACGGGGCGATGAAGAAAGAATGGGATGCCACGTTGGCTAGGTTACGCCGTGAAGCGGGCTACAGACTGGCTCGATCCCTCAAGAACGAGGCGGCAGGGAAGCCCCTGATCGCTGAGATGGAAGCATTGGTCCACCAGTACGGCACACTGAGCGAGCAAATCAGGGACGTGAACGAACGGACCAAACGGACAGTGCCACCGTCTGAGGCCTTATGGTTTGAGCGGGGCGATACTATCAAAGCGGACATCCGACAACTTGATGCGCGGCAACAGGAGATTGCCACGCGAGACAAGGAGCTGCGCGGGACGGATTGGGAGCGTACCCGCTCCGATGCGATCGTCACGAGTAGTATCGATGCGCTTGAAGACATTATCAGCCGTGCGAGGACGCTCACAGGAGCGCAGGGGCCGCCCGTGTTCCTCCAAGAAGGGGGCGAGGAACGCCAGCGGCGTCGGGCCTCCAGAGAGCAGGAAGCGCAACATCAAAAAGCCGAGGCTGCCGCACAAGCCCCATTTTTGGCTTTTTTGCGCAAGCATGGAGCGACCGATATGTCGGACTGGAACGCGTCATACAAGCTGTCTGTCAATCCATTTTCCTATCAAGGCAAGCGTGTGTTTTTAAGTGGGCGCTATCACAAGAACATTAGCCGCCACGAGGCCATTGTTACGATTCTTCCAGATATCGTGGTGTGGCAGACCGCTCGCAATTTGGCTGACGGTTCACCGCTTGTCCGGTGTGTGGTCAAAGTGCTGGGCACCACCTCTGTCCGGCAAGGCATGATTGAGCGTGACGTTCCGCACGTGCAAGAAATCGAATGCCTCCAAGAATGACGTCCCTTACCTTCGAATTCACCCACTACCGCTCGCCGAAGCTGGCTCGCATGCTGGAACTCGCCCGCTTGGGCCAGTTCAGCGAGCGTCGTCTGACCGCAGACGGACCGGCGCTGACGCTGTACACCGCGACATTTCCGATCGACAAGGATTCCATCAAGACCGTGACGGATCTGGCGATCTGCTTAACCGCCCACCCCTCCGCCCATGTCTCGGCCAACGGCCAACGGATCAACATCCATCGCGTGGCGAGCATTTTGCAATGCTATGAACAGAGCTTTCAGCCCAGCGATTGGCGGGCGCATTGTTGGCAACCTCGACCGGCCAGGTTCTTGGAAGATGCGGTCACGCGAGGAGCGATTATCGAGGGCGTGGACATTCTACTGTCCTGTAGCGGGACTACGGCGCAGCGGACCTACAATGATGGCTTCTCCACCCTGCCCGATCGCGACCGCCCCATTTGGATGTTTCCCTGCCGGTATGCGAACTGTGCGCCGGTCGCCACCGAGTTATCCTTGCGCCATCCTGCAGGACTCCGCGCCCAAGTTGAACAGGCCCTCACCCACTACGAATGTCGCTGGTGTCCGCGCCTCCAGAGCCTCGATGAATGGGAATTGTTGCAGTGGGGAACACCCCCATGAAACCTACCCGTTTCGAACGTGGCGTCTATCAACGGGTCACGAACGGAAAAGACGAGTACGGCTCGCGCTGTGACGAGATCGACGGCACCACCCAATGGTGTTGGGGATTCTCGACGGCTGCGAAAGCCCGCGCTGATTATCATGCTCGCAGGACAGCCGTGCGGGATCGTCGCAAGGCCGGTGGACTGATTGTCCCCACCACGCATACGATGGCTCAGCTCCGAGATGAATATCTCTCAACGATCAAAGGCAAGCGGGTGGCGTACAAGGATCGGAAGCGCCATCTCGATTTTTGGGCCGCACACTTCGGCAAACAACCCGTGCTCACCATCACACCCGTGCAGGTCGAACAGGCTCTTGTGGCATTGAAAGACACCAAAGGTCTGCACAATGCGACCGCTAACCGCTATGCCGAGTCACTCCGGAGACTCATGCGCAAGATGGTCAGCCCGTTCGCCTGGGTGCAGGAGTTTTGGCGGAAAGTCGAACTCTATGACGAACCACGCCCCTTACCGAATCCGCTGACCGAGGAGCAGGAGGATCGTCTCTATGCCTCTCTCGACCCACAGGATGCCTTATATGCACGGCTGGATGTCCTGATCGGCTTACGACTCATGCAGTTTTTCTCGTTACGCTGGGAATACCTCTGGTGGGATCAAGCCCTCCTGGGGTTGCCGGCCTTTAAGCGTCATCCGGCTCGCCGCCTCCCCTTGATCCAAGAAGCGATGGCGATCTTTGCCGTCCTCTGGGAACAGCAACATCGGCCGAAGTCCGGATGGATCTTCCCGATGCGTCGCACCCGGTGGATTGGCGTCGTCGGCCAACTCCGTGTGTTGCAACGCGTCAAGGACCCGATCATTGACCCGACTCGACATCTGAATGCCCACAACTGGTATAATCTTCGGTACCGCACTGCGGTCCTCAAGGTCGGGTTGGACGGGGTGACGTTTCACACGTTGCGGAAAACCTGGGCCTCGCGGTTAGGCCCCTTTGTGCCGGAACGGATCCTGCAAATTTTGGGAGGGTGGCTGAGCGTGGCGCCGGTGAAACACTACTGTCTGCCATTCGACCATGCGATCCGGGACGCCATGGAGCGAGCGCATACCGCACAAAAAAGTGTCGTAAAAGTGTCACCTGACCATTGCATTCCGGTCGGGAAAATGGCCGAACTCGTTGAACGACAAAAAGAAAAGCTGGCGTAG